TCACTCCTTGACGCGTGCAGGATTGCCAACGACCACCGCGCCAGGCGGAACGTCTTTGGTAACCACGGCGCCCATGCCGACGATTGCACCTTTACCAATGCGCAGCGGCTTTTCAGGCGTCCCCTGCTTGATCACCGCGCCTGTACCGACATACACGTCATCCTCAAGGATCACATTACCGTTCACGCAGGCCTTGGGTGCCAGCGTCACGAAGTCACCGACCACACAATCATGCGCCACGTAGGAATAGATGTTTGCGTGGAAGTGACGTCCAATCCTGACGTTGGACGTCACCATGGAGAAATCGCAGAAAATGGCGCCATCGCCAAGACTGACCTCATCGAGGAATCTGGCCGACGGTGCGCTGACGCTCGCGAACTTCAGGCCCGCCGCCTCGCACTTGGCAACAATCGCCCGGCGCACGGTGCTGGAGCCAACCGCAACAACTACCAAGCGATCGGATTGCTTCGACTGAAGCTCGTCAAAGGAAATAACGTGAATCCCGTTCTTGATGGTCCCGATGTTGGAGACATCATCGTCTACAAAAACAACGGCCTCATTCAAAGTGCCAGAACCAATGCGACGTGCTGTATCTCTGGCAATAGGAGCGACTTCTCGACCGAATCCGCTGCAGCCGTAAATGGCGATACGCATAGGTACTCTCCTCTGTTTTTCTGGACGTGCGTTTTTAGCATACTGAAGCCAGCCTGTCGACGGCGCTATTGACTCTCAGATTCCAAACCTTCCATTTGCGGGACCGACAGCAACAAATGACAAAAAGGCCTGACAGGAAACCTGTCAGGCCTTTCATTTTCTGGTCGGGGCGAGAGGATTTGAACCTCCGACCACCTGCACCCCATGCAGAGTGAAAAACGGCAGCAAAGCCTTATGCAGTAAGGCGCGGCGCGGAATCCATCCAAGAAAGTGCTCAATTAGTGAGCACGACAGCATGCGGGTTTCCGGGCGACTCTAGTCCAATTATTGGATGCCAATCAGAAGCGAATTTCAGCACTACACTCGGCCTAGTAGCCGCCATTGCCGCCGTCGGCGCCACAGTCCAGCGCCGCACAGGCGGCAAGCAGCACAGCCGCGCCGACGGCAACCAGCACGCGGATCACTGGCATGCCGCGACTGCCGCCTTCAGGCGAGCCTCGTAGCCTGCGCGGAGCGCCAGCTCGGCAAGCGCAGCCTTGAACCACTCGAAATCGCTGGCAGTGGCGGCGACCTTGGCCAGCGGCCAGTCCGGCTCCGGAATCTCGGCCGTCTTGCACGGCACCGGGACCGGCACTTTCACCTCCACCGGCTTCTCGACCACTTGCGGCGCGGCGCAGCCTGCCAGCAGCAGACACAACATCAGCGCGCGGATCATGGGCGCTCCTTCACGTAGGTCAGCCGCAGGCCATGCAGCGACGCGCATTGGTCTGCGCCGGCGGCTTGCGCCTGGATCTTCCCGGCCAGCAGGGTGTACTTCGACTGCGCGGCCTGGGCATCGGCATCGGCCTTGGCGGCCTGGTACTGGCGCAGCTTGGCCTGCGCCTCAAGATCGGACACCGCGGCGTTCTGCGCCTGCAGCGAGCCGGCCAAAGCCGTGTACGCGTCTTTGAACTTGCCCAGATCGCCTTTCGTCTGCGCGAGCTCGGCGCGCGCTGCGTCGCGCTCGTGCCGATAGGTCAGCACCGCGCCACCGGCCACGGCGAGGATGACCAGCACCGCCGCAATGAATATGCGCTGCGGCGTGGCAAAGATTGCCTTCAGCGCGGCGCCGATCGCCTCAAGGATTGTCATCAGCATGGTGAATCACCTCCGTTGGGCTGAACTGGTACCCATCCCGCGCGTACTTCTGGGCGATCCAGAGCGGGAAAGGCATGTCGTGGATGCCGGCGTCCTTGCCGGTGTGGTGCTGCTTGCAGAGCAACAACCCGTTCGCCGTCATGTCGTCGACGAAGGTGTATGGGTTGGAGGGGTCGAACGCGTCCCAGTTGAACGCTGCGGCGTATGGCCCGAGCGCTCCGATCTTGGCTAGGCCGGCTACGATCGCCCAGTCGATCATGTTGGCCAGCGAACGCTCGATCGGGTGGTGGTGCGCCTCGAGCGGATGGCCGCTCTCTTCGGCCGTGCATCCGCAGATAAAGCAGCGCCCACCCTCCCGCGCGATCAGCGCCTTCTTGGAGCGGAGGAATAGCGGCGTCGTGACGCGCGCCTCGTGGCCTGGCAGCAGCACGTCGACCGCCAGGGTTTCTTTCTCTTCGTGGGTATCGGTGACGGCCATTGGGCCCTCCAGAAATGCAAAAGCCCCGCACGAAGCGGGGCTTGGGTGAAATCGGATCGCTCAGACTGGGCGCTTGCCTTCGCAGAACGCCCGCGCCACCGCGCGCCGATTGACCAAGCCTTTCACAGGCTTGCCGTTGACGTTGACCCACAGCGACAGCGCCGCGCATGCGCCGGCCATGTCGCCGGCATTCGCCTTGCGAGCCATGCTCGAGCCACAGAAGGCCGAGACGCCGATGTTGTAGGCGGTGTCAACGAAGGCGACCCTCTGCCCAGGAGTCAGTTTGTCCATGGGGACGCATTTGGAAATGCCGTCGGCGTGGCTGGCCAGATCCTTGTCGAGCTGATCAGCGCACTGCTGCGGGGTGTAGGTCTTGCCCCACTGGGCGTCTTCCGTCGCGCCGGTGCAGTAGGTCAGGACGCCGCCAAGGTCGCGGTAGGTCTTATAGACGGTGCCCTCGTTCTGAGGCACCAGCACCATAAGGACTGCTGCTGCAGCCGCTCCAACGATGGCAATCAAGCTCCGGCGCGGCGCCTTACTCGTCGTCGGCGCGGTCATTGCCCCAGCTCCTTGCGGACCTCAGCCGCAATCTCGGCGATGTCGGCGCCCTTGCGCTTCTCGATCCAGTTGAACACCCATCGGACGATCGACCAGGCCGGCAGCCCGCAAGAGAACACCAGACCCAGCATGGCCACCAAGCCGAACGGATCGTTAGCCCATGACTGCAGCCCGAATTTCATGATCACGGCCGATCCGCCGCCGATCGATCCGACGACAGTGGAAACCAGCCCTACCGCCCATTCTTTCGGGCTTCGCGGAGTTGTTATGCACATGACAACGATGGAAGCTAAGCCCGCACCGATTGCGCCAGCGCCCGCCGCGCCGCCGAGAAGTTTCCAGCCAGCAGCAACGCCTGTGCTAGTGGTGATTGGTTCGGACATGTTTGGACCCCGGAAAGTAAAAAGCCCGCTCGATGCCGGGCCGTGGTTGGTACTGCTTGACATTAGCCCCATAGATGGGGGGGGTGAGGCTGCGATGTTCTTCCGATTCCATGGCGCCCCAGAGGGCGGCTTTTCAACCCCTGCTAAAATCGCGCCCATGGAACAATTCAGCTTCCCGAAACTCTTCATGCGCATCGCCGGCATCGTCTCGATCGGCATCATCGGCCTGCGCCTGGGCGAGGCTGTCGGCTTCGATGGCGTGCATATCACCACGGAATCGGTGCTTGTCTCGCTCGCGGGTGTGGCGCTCTGGGTCAGCAGCGAAAGAGACTGGGGCAAGCGGAAATGATCTGTCGTCGCCCTTGACAAACAGCCCCTTTGGGGCTATTCCTTCGTCGAAGGGTAGCGCTTCGCGCGGCCCGCCAACCCGAAAGGACGACCATGCTCCCCCTCAAAATTCCCCATGAAGACCCTTCGCAACTACGTCGCGCCGTCGACGGACGACCTGGCGGCCCTAAAAATGCAGCTGGCCATGACCGGCGATCAGATGGCGGAACTCGCAGCGGTGGCTGGCTCGAATCAGTGGCGGAAGTACACCGGTGGGCGCGAGCCGCGCAGCGTTGGGCCACACATGCTGTTCTGGATCGCAGCCAGGCTGCAACTCAGCGAGGAGGAACTCGCGGCCGTGCTAGCCAAGATGCGCGAACTGGGGGCCTCGTTCGATTTCGACGAGACGCAATCTTGAGAGGGCTGCTTGCTGGCTTCGTCGGCGCGTTCCTTCTGTCAGGTTGCGGCGGCGGAGGTGATGCCGCACCTCAACAGGTAGCCGCTGCACCGGCGCCTGCCACCAAGCCATCTATCCTGATTGAAGCCTACGGCGACTCGACCATGTGGGGTCAAGATGGTAAGAAGCCATCTGTTGTACAGGCCAGCGTAACGCAACCATCGAACGCTCAAGCTGTGCTGCGCGCAGGGTATGGGCAGACTGTGACGGTTGCCAATGAAGGCGTGCCCGGCACGACTGCGGTAAATCTCGTCCTCGGCACAGACGGTAAGCATTTGCCGTGGACGCAGCAGATGGCGAACTCTACCGCGCAAATCGTGGTGGTCAATTTCTGCATCAACGATTCGAACCCGGCGTTCAAGGAATCGACCGAGACGTACCGCGCGTTTCTGTCTCAGATCGTCAACACGGCGCGCGGTGCCGGCAAGGTGATTTTCTTGGTCGAACCGAACACGGTTGATTCATCGATCTTGCCCGCAACGGCTCAATACGTAACGGTCATGCGCGAAGTGGCCGCGCAACTGAATGTCCCGCTCGTGGCGAATTGGGGCTACCCCGCTGTGACACCGGACGGTATTCACCCCGATGCACCGACATATGCTTCGATGGGCGAGCGCATGGCTGAGACGATGTGGGCAACTGTGGGAAGTATGCTGCGCTGATGCCAGCCGAACCCGAAAGCGTGGGCGCGCCAGAAGACTCGCCCACGTCGGCCACGATCAGCTAGCCGACGGCAATATCCTCTGGACCATGGTCGGTTGTTCCGCCACATAGCTCGCCCAGCGCGGATCAGATGTCTCGATAGTGATCTGATTCGGATATACCCCTGGATCCTGCGGGCTTGCAAAGTAGCTAACCACGGTCTTTTCGGTGTCGTCTGTGCACTGAACGATTATGGTCGACATGATTTTCCTTAGAAAGTGTATTCGGCGACGCGAATCGTATAAGTAAAGGTCCCACTAGACACGGTTGCGATGTAATACAGCGTTTGCGAGGTAACGATTGGCACGGGCGGACATGCGACTTGCAGGCCGGCACTAGCGGCAGGCGAAATGCTGATTGTTGCGGCTTCGCCCGCGCCGCCAGTATTGGCAGCGACAAGACCGTTTACTTGTGCACCCGCTGAACCTGCAGTCAAGACTTGCGTTACGCGGCAAGTCCTCGCATTGGCAGGGATTGCTGACGCCGCACTAACTGCGGTATATGACGCCTGCTGGGTACTAGTCGCAAGGATCGTTACAGGACTGAACGAAATCGTACGATCGATTTGTACCGCCGCAATGAGTTGCCCGCTCGCGTTGGTCGGCCATACGCTGACCAGCGCGGAGGCAGTGTAGCCGGCCGGCATGTTTGCGCCGCCATAGACGTTCGGCTGCACTGCCGAGGTCGCGTTCTTGGCCAACAGCGCGCTTGCGCCCGTCGTCGGGTTATAGATCGCGTATAGCGCGACATATCCGCTGACTGGCGAGCTGCCAGTGTCCATGCCGCCCGCGCCAGTCGTGGCCAGGTTGATCGTTTTGCTGAACGAAGGTAGGCAGTAGCGGACGCCGCCAAGGGCGGTCTCGACGATGATCTCATCAGCCGTCAGCGTCGCCGTGGCAGACGCCGCCGCGAGGCTCATTGCGAGATTCCGCACCGCGCCGACAACGCCAGTCACCTGGCTCATCTGCGGAGCATGCTGGCTCTGAGTAGCGGGGGCGACTTGAATTGCGGCGCCCGTGCACTCGATCAGCACCCAAGAGCTGTACGCCAAATTCCACACTACTTGACACTTTCCGTTTAGAACGATCTCACCGCCCTGAAGCGCGGTGTGAGCAGCACCTAAGATTGGATATGCGCCGAGGCCATTGACATTGAGAGTCGTCGCGCCAGTGTTAGCCGCAGCCGGCTTGAACCACAGCACCATGCCGTCTTTCAGAGCGGTGACTGGGTAGCTATAGTTGACGACGCACGCATTAGCCGTGCCTGTATCGGTGCCGACGATCAGGCCGCTGGCCTGGATGGCCGGTACGACGCCACCGGATGGAATGACAGGCGCATTGGTAGCTGCTGTGATATTTGACGACGTAATGGTCGTCTGTCCGAACGCAACGGTCACCACTGCCAACCCAACAAATCCTGCATCTGGAGACGGCGTGGTCTGCGTTCCAGTGGTGGCAGCCGCTCCAGCCTTGGCGTTCACAACAGCCAGCCCATGGCGTCGGGTGTTCTGCGCCGCGCCGTTGTTACCGGGTCCGCTGAATGCTTGCGACGGATTGGAACTGTTGTAATAGGGAAGCGCGACAGGCAGGCCGTCCGTCTCCGAGAATGCGGCCTGAATCAGATAGTTGGTCGAGAAGCCTGACGTGGTCGGGGCCGGACATGAGATCGTGGTGGGATCGAGCGCTACGCCCTGCTTGACGATTAGGTGGGTCGTGTCCGCAGCGATCGAACTGTAGGCGTTCGCGTCGACACTATTGAGGGCATAGATTTCGCCAGCGGAAACCACGACATTCAGCGCTGCCGGGCTGTTTGGACCCACTGTCAGGCCGTTGACGACTGTCGACGTACCAAGCACGGCCGCAGCCAGCTTGGACAGCCCGATCATGGCGTTCTTGTTGGTGTTAAGCAGGTCCGTTTCGAGCGGGATCTGCCCCGGATAGATGATCTGGCGGTCCATTCAACGGGCTCCAAGAATGAAAAAAGCCCGCACTAAGGCGGGCATGCTAGAGAGGTAGGTTTGGTGTCAGTTCTGGATGGCGGCCCAGACTGTGGTTCCGACCGGTCGGGTCGCTTCGATCGCCGCGTAGATGTCGGCGTCGGCTACGCTGCCTTGGATATTCGAGAGAGACGCATAGTTGGCCTGCGACGGGGTTCCGTAGGCGCCAGTCGAGATGCCATAGCCGGCGACGTTTGGAATGCCGGCTCCAGTAGGCCGATACGCGATCACGAAGCACTGGAACGGCATCAGCAACGAGCCATAGGCCCCCGCCACGCCGTAGCCGATCAGCGGACCGCCGTATGAGCCTGTGTCCGCCGGCCTAGTCACCTCGATGATCTTCGGCGTCCGACCGGTCAGGTCTTGGAGGACCTTGATCATCCCGTTTCGCGTCGCACGCTCCCGGAACAGGTTCAGGATGATCCGTGCGCGGAACGACGCATCTGTCTGATTCGCCGTGCGCTGCAGTGCCGTCCCGAAGAAGTCGGCAGCGATCATGTCGAGCCAACCGTCAGTCGCTGAGCGAATCCGCGTCTGTAGCTTCGCGTAGGCAAGGAGGCTGTACACGTACGCGCCGGCATAGGCCAAGCCCTGCAGCAGCGCATTCACGATTGGGGACTGCGACGCGTCGCCGAACCATTCACGAGGGAGGTAGCCTCGCAGTCGCTGGTAGATGTCCTGTTGATCGCCAGTAGCCATTACGACACCGTTACGCTGTTCCACTTGACGACCTGCAGGCTTGTCGCCGGCAGATCCGCTGTCCCGCCATTGAGCGTCACGCCCGTGATGTTGGTCACGCCTGGCGATGCGTCGTAGGCCACTTGAGCGAGGCGCGAGTACGTTAGCGTCTGGCCCAGCTTGAGGCTATTGATGTAGTTCTTCAGCGCCGTCGTGATCAGCGCCTTCGTGGCCACCGGGTCATAGCCGGCCGCAATGGTTGCCGTCATGGCCACCGACGCGCTTACCACCACTGGAGCGAAGACGCCAAAACTGCTGCACAGCGGTCGCACCGCGTCGATCGCATTCGACACGGACGCCAGCAGCGTCGACGATGGCGAGCCGGTACCGTCGTCGACCACCACAAAGAAGTAGCCGTATTGCGCCGTTCCGCCATACGTCTGGTTCTCTGTCAGCGAGTAGACGAGTCCCTGCTGGAGAGAGGTGATCGCGTAACCGACGGCCGCCTTCGTCGCCTTCGACAGGCTGGCGATATACGCAATGAAGCGGGTGCGCAGCGCCGGGTCCGATTCTGCGTCGGCGCCGTTTGCGAACGCGGCGACGTTGGTAACCGTGTCGACGCCCGAGATAGCGCCGACGATCGTTGTCACTGCGCCCGCCACTGCATTCCCGGCTGCGCCGGCCGTCACGGCAACGACTGGCACATTCACGCTCGGCACGCCGGCCGCCAGCACATAGCCGCCGAGCGTGGCGTTGTAGGCTGGGTTCGTGGTATCGACCACGACGCTGAATTGCTGCGTCCCGTCCGCCGTCTGAACAACTGCTGTCAGCGGTACGAGGCCCTGCTGAGTCGTCGTGAAGCGCGAAAAAGTGACAGTGCCTGTCGCAGCCACCGCAGCGAGGCGCGTCACTCCAAAGTCCGCGACCCACGAGTCCAGATCTGCGCCGCTCGATGTCGCAGCTCGCGTGATGGCGAGCACCTGCATGATCAGGCCCTGCAGCCAGATCGTGACGGCGGCGTTGGCCTCGACGATGCCGCGCAGAATCGATCCGACCGTCAGATCGACCAGCACCTTGGCGTAGCCCTGGATCGTCGAGACCTGGTTGCGAACCAGCGTTACCCAGTCTTGCGTCTGAATAGATGCCATTTCACTTGTTCACATTGAAGTTCAGCGACACCGGGCGCCGGGTGACCGAGCTGGTGTACAGGATGTGCACGCTCACGCCGTTGGTAATCGCGCTCACGTCGATCTGCGGCTCGGGCGATTGGGCGACGCCCTCTTCCATCAGCACCTGTGACCTGATCAGCCCGCGCAGCGCCTGAATGTCGAGCGTCTGGCCGATCTTGGCGGGGAGGCCCGCGCCGTAGTCAGGGTGGAAGATGTAGTCGCCCGGGTTCGTCACCAGACGCCGAACGATGCGCTGCTGCGTGCGCAAGTCACCGTTGGCGGTACCGAGGTCGCCAGTCGCAGACGTCGCGATGTCCCCACCAACCCAGTGGTTGATGTCGTTCAGTAGTTGCTGGGTCATGAGACAACCGATCCGGTATTGGCGCCGCCGTTGCCGTTGCTGTGGACGTGCGTGTCGTCGATGTGCTTGCCGTTGGCGGTCACCGTTCCAGAGAAGTTGGTATTGCCGGTGATGCTCATCGAGTTGCCGGTGCCGTTATTACCCGACATCGCCATGCCGTTCTGACCAGTGATCGTGTCCGTGACGAGCAGTTTCCCGGTGATGTTCACCGGCCCGTTGTGGTTCCACTGAGGCGCTTGGCTGGTCAGCGTGCCGGCCGAGACAAGCGTCACCGTTCCGTCGTTGTGGAACTGCAGTTTTGAGCCAGAGGCGTGCGTCAGGAAGAACTCACCCGACTTCGCGCCAGTCGGCCGCTGCTGGTCGCTGAACAGCCGCCCCGCTACATAGCCGTTCTCGATCTCGCCCCCAAAAAACTTCACCTCAACCTGATCGCCGGGCGAGACCGGAGCATCGAGGCCCCAGCCGTTGCCGACCCATGGCGAAATGACGGGCAGCCAGCCAGTCAGCGAGCGGTCCGGAAAATCCGGGTCGACGGGCTGAATCCGCACGCGCGCCGCTGCGTTGCCCGGGTCATAGCTGGTGACGATGCCGACCACGCTCTCGGCGCGCCCGGCTTGTGCCAGTTGGGCCGCCAGCGCCATGTGATTGCGCATCTGCTGCATCATAGGGTCGGCACCGATTCTGGATTGATGTTCTTGGCTGAGATTTCCATCCCATACCCTTCGTCGATGCTCATTGACCGCGTGATGCCATCGACGAAGTAGTCCTGGTCGAACTTCGTCCCGGTGCCCGTCAACCGCACCATCGCGGTCTGCGTCAGGACGTTGTCAGCCGGCAGGCGAGCGCGCAACTTCATCTCATGCTGCGTAATCTCGTGGTGCAACTGCTGAGCAAGCCTCAACGCGCCAGCCTGATCCAGGCCGCCGCGCGTCACGCTGTAGATTTGGGTGTTTCCCGACGGTGCCGAGCCGCCGGCCTGTGTGCCCTTACCTTTCTTCGGGTAGTAGGCCACGAAGCCGGTTTTCTGCTTGGCATTCCACGATCTCACGACGACCGTGACGCCCAAAGCCACAGTGAGGCTGCGCGATACACGCAGGTCCTGCACATTCGCTGACGGATGGCCGTTTTCGTCGAGAGTCCATCGGAGTTCGTACGGTTCCGGCGGCGCCGGGGGGCGCGGTCCGAAATTCAGCACCGTGCCCTGCACATAGCAGGCGAAGCCCTCCTGTTGGGCCAGCCAGGTCAACAGATCCCACTCGCTGCGCTGATCTGTCATGCTGACCCGGTCGTAGGCGTAGAACGTGCCCGCCGCGGTAATCGTCGCCGGGCCAGACACCGTCAGGCCATGGTTCGCGGCCAGCTGCGCTGCGATCTGCGACGAGGTCAGGTTCTGATACTGAATCGTCGTCTTGGCGTCGATGAAGGCCGCAGTCAGGTCACGCCCCGTCAGCGTCAGCAACGTCGATACCGGGTCGTATTCGACATCGTCCACGCGCCCGTAGATCAAGCTGTCGAGGTCCGTCTCGCTATAGTTGGCGGGATCGACGGGGAATCCTGCAAGGATCTCGACGAACGCCTCTTTCTGGTCCGAGAACCAGTTCACGTCAGTCTCCGAAGGGAGGGCGTTGGCCGCAAAGCTCACGCGGAATGTGTCAGCCTGGTAGAAGGTGTTGTTGTTCACCTCCCAACTGATCCACGCCGGCACCTGGATGCCCGCCACTTTCACGATCGCGCGCGGCTGCCTAGCGACCGGCTGTACAGGGAGGTCGTTCAGGCTCATAGGGTCAACCAAGGGCCCGCGCTCAGCGGGGTATCAGGAGTTCAGCAGTCCGCCGACGCTGTCTTTCGATGGGGGCACCGTCACCGTCTGGATGCCAGTCAATTGCGGATCTCCGCCGAGCTGCGGATTGGCTTTCGCGATGCCAGTCCAGGCCATCGCATCGCCATACTCCTTGGCAGCCATGTTCATCAGGTTTCCGCCCGCGACGGTGACCTGCTTTGCACTCTGGTAAATCGACCCGACGTTGGCCTGCATACGACCGACTACCCGGTCGAGTTGGACCAGCACCGGCAGCTGCTGCGCGGCCACGATCTGACCGGTGATTTTCGCCACCTGAGTGCTGATCGGATTGTTCGGCAGGATGCCGCCCAGCGTCGTCACGTTCACCATCGTGTTGTTCACGTTGGCGATCAGCGTCTGCGCCTGGGTGCGAAACGCCGCAATTGGCTGCAGGACGCTGTTCAGGGTCGACTGCGCCGCATTGGCAAAACTGGACACGCCGTTAATGGCCGTCTGCATCGTTCCGAACAGGCCATTCAGTGTCGTGTCAGAGATCGACGACATCAGTCCGGAAGCGGTTGTCAGATCCCCCGTGATCAGGCTGTCATCACTGGAGTTCGACTGCCCTCCCGCGAAGTTCGTCAGATCGCTGACGACCTCGATGCTGATCCTGTAGGGAATCTGATAGAACCGCTGGAAGTCGGCGCGAAAGTTCCGCACCACCACCGAGAACGCCAGTTCTGACCACTGCAGCAGTAGGCTATTGCCGGCCACGCGCAGACGATCCAGTTCACGTGCCCGGGACAGTGCGTTTTGCCCCAGCAGCCATCCAGACCACTCGATGGGGCCAGCAAAGGCACCCATGGCGTCGACCTGCTTTGTGCCCCCGACCAAGCGATGCACCGCAAGAGCCTGTTCGCCGCCAAAAGGCAGCGACTCGGGGACTTCCTGTCGCTGGAACTGGAAGCTCCCGAGCTGTAGAACGAGGTCAGGCATGTTTTATCTCAGTGATGGCGGCCGCAGGCCCATCCCGGAATCGAAAGTACTCGGCCCAGTCTGCGGCCGGCTCAGATCGGCGTTCATCTGCTGCCAGATGACTTGGCCAGCCTTGCGGCCGTCGATGTGCACGTCGCCCTTCATCACCATTGGAGCCTGGCCGCCAGGACGGACAAACCGATCCCCGCCGCCAGCGCCAAGTTCGCCTGCGGCGATCCGGCGCTGCGCTTCCGGCGTCAGCTTTACTCCACCGTCCGTCTTGTATGAGTCGATTTCGCCCTGCGTCAGTGGGCGAAACGCGTACGCCGCAGCGGCCAGTGTGCCAAGTGCGAGGACAGCGATGCCGATCGGGCTGGCCAGAGCGCCGAGAGCCCCGACCAGCGCCGTTGTCCCCCCGCCGCCAATAACGCTAGCGAGCTTCACAATGCCCCCCACCCCGCCAATAGCCTGGAAGGCCAACGCAAGCCCGAGTCCACGAAACGCCGCGGTGACAAGCAGCACCGTCCCGCCGATCGCCATTGCACCGGCAAGGCCAGCGAACGCGCCCATCAGCAGCTTCGTGGTAGTCGAGTGCTCGCGTGCCCAGGTGGCCGCGCTGCGCACCAACGGAATCAGCGTCTCGAGCGCGCGGATCACCGGGGGCAGCGCAATCAGACCGAGCTCGACCAACAGGCCGTTGTACTTGGCCTGCATGTCAGCGAATTTCGCGTTCGGATCCTTCTTGTACTGGTCGATGGTCTGCTGGGCGCCCATCGCGTTCTTCGTCAGATTCGCATCCCGCATGACCTGCAGGAGCTGCGTGCTCATGATCGAGGCCTGGCCGGACGCGTTCCGGTTCGACAGCAAATCATTGACGGCCTTGAGGATCCCCTTCTCGTCGGTGATCCCCTTGCTGGCCAGCGCAGGGAGAAGCGTGCTGCGCATCCACTCGACCGGGTTCGATTGGAGCTGGTCAGAGTTCTGGATGTTGCGCATCACCAGCGACTTCATCGACTTTCCGCCGACGGTGCCATGCTCCTGCATCGCGAGCTCGCCGAGGCCGTACTCCTGCAGCATGGCCATCGTCTTCTTCGGCGTGCGGCCGGCTACCAGGTTTTGGTAGATCGACATCAGCGACGTACCAGCACGCGCACCACCCTGCTCCTGGAGCAGCAGCGCCATGTTCACCAGGCCCTCGTCGTTCAACGCGCGGAAGGCGGTGCCGCCCTGCTGCGAGAACTGGTCGAGGTCCCGGAACTTCAGGAAGCCGCCCGATCCGGTCACCATCCGCTGCGCGAGATCCAGATTGCGCTTGAACGACTCTTCGTCGTGCGTGCCGCCGCGGCGATCGATGAACTTCATCAGCGAGCGCGTGCTGCCCTCGTCGATATGATCGATCTTGCCCTGGAAAATGGCGCTATTCGCCTTGTTCAGCAGTGCGATCTGCGGCGCCAACTTCTGCGCTGTGTCGAAGTTGCCGAACAGCCCGACCGATTCGCTCATGGTTTCCATGAGTTCCTTGGCCGAGACGCCCATCAAGTTTGCGCTGCGCGCGAACTGGTCGGCTTGCTTGTTCACCGCGTCGCCCAGGTTCATGGTCTTGAACTTGGTGAACGACAGCTCGTATTCGCGCGCGGCCTTGAGCGGCGCCTCGAAGACAGACAGGCCCGCGGCGCCGATACCCACCATCAACCCGCCCTTTAGGGTCTGGCTCTTGATCGACTGAATGCGCTTCTCAAGTTGCGTAAACTGCGCTTCTGTACGCAGAACGTCTCGCCCGAGTGCGGCAAGCCCTATACTCGCGTTGTTGATGACGCTGATCCGAACGCCGATCTTGTAGGCTTCAAACATGAAACGCTCTCTTCGTTTTCGTGCCCATGAATGGCTGGCAGACCGTGTCAGTTGGATCCAGTACCCTGGCGTCCAGTCAGTCGGCCAGAAGCGCCGGCCGCTCTGGGCGTACCCCATGCCCATCTGGCAACGCGCCTACATGGCGCTGGTGAGCCTATTCGCGCTGGTGGTCTGCGGCGCGCTGCTGGTGATCATGCTGATCGTCGTCTACGCGTTCGTGAGCGGCTTCTTCGCCTAAACGTCCTTGTCGTAACCCAGCCCGGCCGGCAGCACCGCCCCAGCCAGCAGCCCGCGAACCGCGGCGCGCCCCAGAATCCGCTGAATTTCTTCCTCGTTGCGCAGCGCGGCAGGCCCTAGGAATGGCCTTGGCGGGATCTTGTCGGTCCCCATTTCCTGATAGACGCCAATGTCAGACGTCGAGCCGATGACGGCGTCGGTCACCCCCACCTCATGGCCGATGCTGTCGCGTAAATCACCGGACCGGAGCAGCGGATCGTCCTCGGTGTACCCCTTGCGGACCCGATCCTTCTTTGTGGAGTCAGCCAGCGGTGCCCAGGCCGGGAATGGCCCGACAGCAGGCTGGTAGTTGCCGATTTCGGCCCTGGCCGTTTTCTCGACCGCCTTGGCTACCTCGGTAAGCCCGCGCCGGACTTCCGCGACAATGCTGACCTCCAGCGTGCCAAGGTGCGCGGCGAACTGCGCCAGAGAGCCGAACTCCTTCATCCCCGCTCCTCAAACGACATCGTCTCGAAGTTGAACTTCTGGCCCTCCATCTCCGAGTAGACAATGCACCAGGCCGCCCGGGTAATCTCATCGAGGCTGAAGGCGACATCGAACGGCACGCCGTTCTTGACCAGCCAAAGGGCCTCGCGGATTCCGGTGGCCCCTACGGCTTTTTTAGCGCTTCCTTGTCCTCCTCGGGATTCGGAGCGCCGAAGTTCGCCTGCACGCCAGTCAATGCCGCGGCAACGCCCTCTTCGTCCAGTTGCTGGATCAGCGCGTCCACCTGGCGCTTGTTGCTCGGCATGATGACCGGGTTGCCGTCGATCGCCGCCACGTAGATCAGTGGCATCGTCATCGCCATGTAGATCTCGTTCTTCGCGGCTTCTCCGCCAATGGCCTCGATGAATCGGTATTGGGCGAGCACCCCAGGCTTGCGCAAGGTGAGCACTCGGCCTTTGGCGTCGGTTACCGTCACCTCTGCGGCGGCGGCCTTGATGAGCTGCTCGGACGGGTTGATGGTTACGGTCGTCATCAGGCCACCTTGATGCGGCGCGATGCCACGAAGCTGAGGGATTGCTTGACGGTCGAGTCGCCCGCCACGTTTCCGCCATCGGTCAGCGTCAGCAGCACGCCGTCGAGGCGGAACTGCGAAACGGCGCCGTTGGCCTCCTGGATCGTCTCGTAGATCTGGCAAGGCTGCTCGTTGATGCCGGCGTAGTATCCAGCCTCAACCTGTGCGATGTAGTTGTCCACCGAGGGATCTTGGCGCTCGACATCGAACGAGCCCGACCAGCCGTCCGGGAAGCGGACATGGTCCGTGATGCCGTCGATGCGCTTGACACGCACGTCGGTCACTTCCTGCTTCTTCTTGAACCCGGTGATCTTGTTGAGTTGCAGCGGACCCGTCGACGTCTGGATGACCAGCGTGTAGTCGCGCCCGACGGAATAGCCATTGATCGGCATGTCTTTCTCCGGAAAGAGGAAGCCCGCCGAAGCGGACTATGGTGTTCAGTGGAGTGCGTTACTGGTTGCTGGTCGAGGTGCGGATCACCGTGGCCTGCGAGCCTTCCACGTTGACCAGGAACTTCTCGATCACCGACAGGTAGATGACCTTGACGTCGGACTGCATGTAGCCCAGCGCGACGCGGCTCATCGGGTTGTTGTTGGCATCGATCTGCACCGAGAAAGACGGGCCGCCGTTGACGGCGCCGATCATTCCCTGCTGGTCCATCGCGCTGAAGAAGTTCGACAGCGTGGCTTGCGCCTGCGCGCGCACCGTTGGCGACTGCAACTGCCCGACGTACTTGCCCATGCCAGCGTTGATCGTGCTGGCGATGTAGTTCGTCATGCGGGTGTAGTTGTCCCCGTAGATCAGCGAGTTCGAGCTCGAGTTGTGACCCGACCGGCAGCCGAAGTACGCGCCTCCTGGGACCGGGTTGGCGATGACATCGATGCCGGCGCCGATCAGCGACTGCAGTTCCGCGCTCGAGTACGTCTGATTCGACAGCGACTTCTGCGTGCCGACCACGCCGTAGATCTGCTTGTTCAGCGAGCTGTTCTGCGGCGAGAGGTTGGCCAGCAAGCCGGCCACAAAGCCTTGCGGCGACACCAGGCGGGTGATCTGGTTGACCGTATCGAGCCAGTACACCCAGTCGCCAAACAGCAACTTGAATGCGTAGCTGTCGATGCCGGCAGTGCTCTTGGCGCTGGTCGCGTTGGCGATCGTGTCGCCTGCCGGGCCGACGCCGATCATGTACGTGCCCTCGGACAGGCCGTAGGTGACTTGCGTCGCCCAGGTCGGGGAGTCGTCGCAGTCCGCCAGGACGCCGATCGAGGCGCCGGTATTGCGCAGCGCGTACATGCCCTTGCGAGGCACCGTGTCGACACCGATCAGGGTCGAGCCGGTGATCGTCGTCGCGCCGTCCAAGCCGCCGGTCAGCGTGGTCGTGCCAGCGGACGGGGCAGTCGTTCCGCCGCCAGCGGCAGCGGTGAGGATCTGCGACGGGCCGCGCGTGACGCTGTTACCGCTGTTGATAGCAGTAGCGATCGCAGTCCAGAGCGCAGTGCCGGAGAGACCCGCGCCGATGTTGTCGAAGACTTCCGGTGCCAGCGTCGGCGCAGCGATGGTTGCCTTCCAGGTGTTCGCGGCAGAGCCGGGGGCAAGCGTCAGGGAAACTGTGTTGCCCAGCGTGCCGGTGTACTTGGCCGTCAGCGTCAGGCAGTTGGTCAGCACCGTTGCAGTCGCCGCAGCATCGGTGCCGTCGGAGACGCGCACCACGCGGAAGTTGTTCGCGCCCTGCTGAACTGCGACGGCGACAGCCGTACCGGCGTCGTACTTGCGGTTCTGGATCGCGCCGAACTGACGGGCATAGTCCGCCATGTTCGAGCAGATCGTCGGCGAATTGGTCGGGCCCCATGTTGCGGTACCGACGACGCCCAGGACGTTGGTCGGGACGCCATTCAGCAGGGTGACCTGCGGCGGAACGATCTGGACGTAAAGGTCCGGGACGATGAGAGCCGTCGTATTGATCTGGCCCTGCTGCGAAATCGGCATTCTTGCCTCCGAAAAGCAAAAAGGCCGCCAGAAGGCAGCCTAGAAACGAAAAAGCCGCCCGGAGGCGGCATGGATGGGTTACTTCGACTTCGGAGGCGGATCGGCCTTGACCTGCACGACGTAGGCAGCCTGTTCGCTGCCAAGAATGGCCTTGATGGCGTCCGCATCGGTGATCTCGTCACCGATCTGGTAGGCGCCGAACGGCACCGTAACTCTCAGCTTCATGGCTACTCCACGATGGTCTTCACTGGGAATTGCGCATCCAGCGACGGGCCGGCTGTGATGTTTTCCACGCCGACCGTGATCTGGTAGTCGGTCTCGGTGGCGATGGTCGAATACTCGACTGCATACATCAGGTCGCGCCGGTAGATGCGCTCCTTCTGCTGGTCATCGTCCTGGCGGCTGCTCTTGTACCGCAGCGCGGCCACCTGGTCAGGCAGCGTCAGATGGAAGCTGTTCGACAGCGCCGCATCGATCTTCCCGGCGATCGGGTCGCGTTGATCGAAGCAGTTCGCCCAAATCGAAATCTGGAACGTCCGCTCCTGCCGCCGCGTCTCGCGCTGGGCCGTGCCCTGGCCGCCCACCCGCGGCGAAATCTTCTTCGCGTTCGGGATGGTGACGACTGCGCCGGCGGCGGTTGCCGTCTGGTCGACTGCCACCAGTGCAGCGAGCGCCGTGGCGATGCTCGCCAGCGTATCTGTGCCTTGCACCGCATAGACGTACGCTTTGCTGTCGACCACCAGCGCGGCGTTCTGCGGCGTGCTGATCGTGCCGCCCACCGTCACCGCCTGGCCTGAAAGCGTCAGCGTGATGGTATTGACCGGCGCCGTAGGCACCGTCCAGTCGGACGCGGCCGTGTCGACGATCCGCTCGATCGTCGGGAATACCGACACGTGAATCTTGTTCGCCTTCAGGTCGGCGATAAGCTGGACCGGGTTCGGCCAGCCGCCATACACCAGCACCGGATTGCCGACGATCGAGGGCTGTCCGGTGCCGTTCGGGTAGGCGATCCCCGCGATCAGCGAGACTAGCGCGCTGGAGACGTCGGATAGATCAGCCATTACGCATGCACCTCAGTAGCGTCGATTCGCCACATTTGATCGGTCAGTTCGGCGCCGCCGATGATGTAGCGGCGCCCTAGGTCGTCGGCGATCGTGTCGCCAGCCTGCAGCGTCACAGGCGCGCTCACCGGCAGCATGATCCGGAAGCCGTGCTCATCACCAGAGGCAGGCAGTTCCGCGTGCGTGCGCGTCTTGCCGCCGAACAGGATCGATGCCGGCCAGCCAGCGCCGCCAGACACCCCGATCAGGTAGCTGTCGACGTGATCGCACTGCCCCGAGTAGCCAACATTGCCGACTGCGCTGGGGGCCGCTGGCCGCGTCACCCACACGGTTCGGTTGCACTCCACCGCCAGAATCGGCAGTTCTGACTGCAATCCCGCGATGAAGTAGGTCGAGCCGCCGGCGCGCTGGAGGTAGTCACCCATCTGCAGCAGCGTGCCATCGACCAGTGCGTACCAATACGGCTTGTCCGGCAGGTTCGGCCGCGTGAACGTCCACTCCTGCGCCGAGAAGGCTGCGTTGAGCGTCGTCAGCACGGTGGCAAGCGGGTTGCCCGCGCCGCTGGGCCGGTAGACGTTGTGAACGTACCCGATGCGCTGCGCGGCTTTGCCGTATCCGGCGTAGATCCGGCTCTGAAGCGTCGCAGCGTCCATTTACACCACCAGTTGCGCAGAGTTGTCGCCGAGGCCGGGGCCAGGCGGCACGCCGAGGAACGCACACAGGTCGCGGCGCCACTTGTTGAACAGCGCCGCGCGGTCGCGCACCTCGTTCTTGTTGTGCTTCCACACCGCCGCCTGATCCGTGTCCAGGTTCGCGCCGGATGCCGGGATTGCCGTCTCCAGCGTCGTCAGGTTGGCCAGGTACGTCGTGCGCACTACGGCCTCTTCCTCGGTCAGCATGTTGTTCATGCGGTATTCGAGGGTGCCGTAGGCAGTGAAGAAGCGGTAGGACTGGAAGGACGATGGCGTACCGCCGTACATCGGGTAACCGCAGTGCCGGCGGATATCGACCTTCTCGGCGGTAGTGAATGCCATGGTCAGTCTTCCTTGTGCTCCACGGCCGGAGCCTTGCGCTCGACGAGCATCTTGATGTGCTCGACATCGTCGACGATCTGCCCTTCCACCCACTGCCAGAGCCGGCCGGCGTCGTCGTAGAAGCCGTACAGCGCCTGCAGGATCATCTTCTTCGGCAGCTTGGCCTTCGGCGCGGCGTCGGGCTTCTTCGGCGCGGCGTCGGGCTGCTTGGTTGGGACGCCGGCGCCTTCGCCGCCCTGCTGGTTCAGTTCAGTGTTCTGGTCCATTTCTCACCTCAGTCGTAGGAAACCGCCACCGTCTGGCCAGCACCGGGAACGATGCAAATGCCAGCCAGGCAGGGCATGTCGATCAGATACGAGCCGACCGTATTCGGCCACGCGCCAACTTGGTTGGCCGCGCTGTTGCCGGTCAGGCTCGCCGAGTCATAGGCCGCGCCGCCGGCCGAGCCAGCCACCAGCACCTGGACGCGTACAAGGCGGCATTGGCCGAGCGCGAAGTCCTTAGGCACCGTGGCCACCACCGTCGCGGCGGCGATGTTCAGGTACGAGCCCTTGCCTTGGCGGGTGTAGACGCCATCGCTCATTTCAGCTCCAGGTATTGCGCGCCGTGCTGAATCAGGGCAGCGATATCAGCCCGATTGGTGACGTGCTGCCCTTCGTGGAATTGGCGCAGGATGCCGTTCTCCATCCAGCCGATCGACTCATCGAGCAGGATGGAAGACGGCAGCGCCGACTGTTCGTCTTTCAGTTTCGCCATGTCAGGACACCGGAGCTCCGGCGGCGGTCAGGGCAGCCAGCAGCGCGGCATCACACACGATGGGGACGCCCTTGTAGCCAACCAGGTGCGTGCCCTTGTAGGGGATGTTGAAGTTCGCCGTCGGCGTCTTGATGTTGCCAGCGCCGTACTTCGTGCTGAGCTGCGCGGGGGTCAGTTCCTGCAACTGGCCGTTGCCGACCGCGTGCGGGATGGAATTTGGGTTGCCGTAGGAATCGGACATCATGACCTCCAGGGGACGAGGGCCGAAGCCCTCGCCGTTACCAGCAACGATCAGCCGGCGTGCTCGAACACGACGGCGCGCTTGTAGTACGACGCGCTGGCGGTCGGGACGATGTTGGTGTTGACGGTCTGGTCGGTCGGAGCCGTGAAGCCGCCGATCCAGTACCAGGACTGCGCGATGATCTGCTGCAGGCGGTCCAGCGGCTCGCGGGTGACGTGCACGATGTCGTCGACGATGTCGATGACGGCGTTGTCGTTGGGCGTTTCTTCCTGGCCCATGCCCTCGAAGTCGCCTTCGACCAGCGCTTCAGCGCCAACCAGGATCGGGCGACGCACGGTCACGCCGCCCAGCGCCTGCACGTAGGCCTCGGTGGTCGGGATGACACGCACGTCCACCAGATCCACCACGCGACCCATGCGGAACTCCTTGGCCGCCGCGGTGGCGCCTTGGAAGAGCTGCTTGAAGTCGGGATCGGCGAAGAACTGGCGGCCGGACACCGGGTCCAGGTACAGGTTGTACATGCCGTCGACGGTCGGCACGGCGTTGCGGCGCAGGTAGGCCACGCCGTCCAGCACGCTGCCCATGGTCAGCAGGTCGGTGCCAACGATGGCCGAAGTGTTGCCACGGCCGTTCGGTCGCAGGATAAACGGAGCGACGCCGGCACCGCCGTTGTATGCGGTCACGGTGTTCAGTGCAGTGCCATCAGCCACGGTCACGTTGCCGGAGAACGTCAGCGTGCCGGAGATGCCACCAGGCGCGGTAGAGACATTCGAACCATCGGCGGCAACGCCGTTCAGGGTGTACTGGTTCGATCCCACCGTGACCAGCATGGTGTTGGTGCCCGACACAGCGGTGAGCTGGCCATTCACGAACACTTGCTGGAATCCCCGGATGTCGTCGACGCTGATCGTCGCGGCCGGCGCGCCCAGCGTGGTGCGCACGCGCGTGTTGCCGCCCATGTAGGCGTTGAACAGCGCGTTGCGCGCCAGGCGGTCGAGCGACTGGGCGGCCTGAATGCCGTTGGTTTTGGCGTTCTGCAGGAACTGGGCGACGATGCCAACGCGGGTGGTGACCGTGTTCAGGTCGATCGAGTCGCCGTACATGGCGATCGCCAACGTGTACTGCTCGACGGTCCACGCGGATGGTGTCAGGCCGTTGTCGAGGTTGGTGTTGCTCGACGGCGTGATGGGAGTGGTGACGGGTGCCTTCAGGCCCGGACGCGTCTTGGTGACGGTTTCACCAATCTGGTTCGGGAAAGACTCGCGGCGGGCGATCTGGCGGAAGCCGAGGATCGACTGGATGGCATCCTGGAACTCGCGTTGCAGGAAGTTCTGCTGGATGATCGGCTGCAGGGCGGCCGGGAAATTGCTGATGGGCATCTATTGCTCCATGAAAGATGACGATGAGTTGTCAGCTCCATGGGCGTCGGGCCCCGATGAGCTACCCGCGCCGAAGCGCGGGGGACTGCATTTCTTGCTTAGCGCTTGCCGCGCACTGCGGCTTCTCGCGCTACCCGGTATTCCTCTTCCGTCATTTCCGTGGCCTTCTTGGCCTCGGGATTCTTCGGCTTCGGAGGATCACCGTGCGTGCTGGTGCTTGGTGCACCGAACAGATAGGGCTTCGACTTCTTGAGGGCTTCCATCAGCGCCTCGGCACCCTCGACCTCGCCTGCCTCGTTGAGCTTTACGCCAGACAGGTCGGCTAACTTCAGACCGTCCAGGTCGACCATGCCAGCCTTCAGGGCGGCAGCCTTGAGTTCGGCGCGGATGACGCGCTGGTCGGCGGCCTCCTGCGCTGCCTTGACCTTCGCGTCGGCATCCGTGTTGGCCTTGGATGCGGCCTCCTCGGCGGCCTTGGCCTTGCCCTCGCTCTCCTGAAACTTCAGGCGGTAGCCTTGGTTCTCCTTGCGCAGCTCGTGCACGTACTCTTTCGAGAAGGTCTCGGGAGCCGGCGCAGGTGCGGGTGCGGGCGGGTTGCCACCACCACCGCCGCCGGTAGGAGGATCACCTTCGGGTGCCATGTACCGGCGCATCAGGTTTCGCATGAGGGGGCTCATTGCAGGGCCTCCGTACGTTTGTCAGCCATCAGGCCTCCAGAAGTCAAAGCCCGCCATCAGGGCGGGGGTTACAGATCGCCGGGCACCAGGCCCGGCGGTTAATCATCGGCTTTCGAAAGCGGCGACTTGTCCGGCTTCGCGGCCACGCTGTTCGGCGGCGGCGGATCGGATTCGATCTGGCGGATCTCGTCGGCCGGGTCGGCAATGTCGTAGCTCGGCGCGATCGACTTCACCGCGGTCTCGCGCGACAGCAGGCCAGCGCCGCGCAGCACGTCAAGCGTGGTCGCCTGCGTCGACTTGTCGGCGTAGGTCGGCGCGTACCACTGCGGCCAGCGCAGGGAGATGTCTTCCGTCGCGTTCAGCTCGCCGATCTCGCGGCCCTTCTTGTCCTTGAGCGGGTATTTCTGCGACGCCCGCACCACCATGTCCAGCAGCGACAGCAGCGCGCCCTCGCCGTAGCTGATGCGCAGCTTGTCGGCCAGCCAGATCAGGGACTGGTTCATCAGCTCCATGGCCCGGCCAGACTGGGCGGCAGACAGCTTGTCCGCGTTCGCCCGGTTGCCGCCGGCGCCTTCCAGCGCCAGTTCGCGCAGGCCGCGGACCCAGTCCATCACCGCCTTGGCCGCGTCGCCGCTGATCTCCAGCAGCTTGGCGTCGCCTTCGGTGCTGGTGACGATGGCATTCGCTGCGCCCTTCACCACCTTGGCGTTGCCCTCGTCACTGAACGCCGGCTCCTTGACGTGCAGCGTCGGGTCGGACTGGTACTTCAGGCCGCGACCGCCCTGGCTGAGCAGGTAATCGGCCTCGATCTGCGTGTCGATCGCCTCGACCGGGAACGTCGCGCAGCCGTCCGTCGTGTCGCCACCGGGCAGGTTGCGCACCCAGGCGATGGGCACGAACCCGAGGCCGTGTGAGGTGGTCCGTTGGGCGTCGACGAGAGGCTCTTTGCCGTCGCTGGCGTCCTTCAGCGTCTGCGGCTGGTACCAGGTCTCGGCGCTGGCATCCCAGACGCGCTGGAACCAGAAGTCCGTACTGATGTCGCCATCCGCGATGGGATAGCCGGCGTCCTTCAGCGTGCTGCCGCGCACCTTGTAGCGCTCGGTGACCTTGGCCAGCGTGTCAGGCGCATCCGCCTGCCATTCCGGCGTCAGATAGGCCGTCGCCATCACCGAGAAGAACACGCGGCCGTTGAGCACGCGCAGCAGCACCGCGGCCGATCCAACCGAGCCAGTCGTGGCCGCGTCGATCATCACCTGGTTGAGCTGCGTCTCCTTGGCGATCTTCGTCAGCGCGTCGCGCGTGGCCTCGTCGGCGCACTCGACGGCCGGGAAATGGCCCTCGGAGAACAGCAGCGACACGGAGTCATTCACCACGGTGCGGCAGATCCGCGTGCGGGCCGACGGGCGGCGGTCAGCCAGCGGCACGTACTCGCCGGCGCCGTTCTTCTCTTCGCTGAACGGGTGCTTCAGCTCGTCGTACAGCGTGCCATCGAGAACGCGGGCCAGCGCAGTCAGTCGGAACGTGCGCTCCGGATAGTCTTTGTCCTGCTGGTATGTGGCCTGCAGGGTCTTGAAGTCAGGCATATCAGCGGCCCATGTGTGGCAGATTCCTGCTGTGCGTCGTCACCGGCTTGGCCACCGGCCAACGGAAGGCCAGCGGATAGCCAGCGGCATCGGTTATGTGGTCGAGTCCGGCCGTCTTGTCCGGCTCGCCGTTCTGGTCATAGACCTGCTGCTCAAGCGCTTCGGTCAACACCGGGCACGCGTCGGTGTTCACTCTGTACCGGCGCTCGGCCTTGTCGTTCAGGATCAGCGCGTTGACCGCGTTCAGCCGGTCTTTCACGGCAGGGTTGGTCGAGTTCGCGCGGATGGTGAAGCCAGCCTGCTGCAGGATCGACAGATCCGACACACTGGCGCTCTTGCTGCTGGTGTTCTGGCCGCTGGCGTCGGGATAGACCGTCATCGGGTGGCCAGCACCCTTGAACCGACCGTTCAACAGGCGCGCCATCTCGGGCGTGTCACGCACGCCGGTGAACTCCTGCACCGCGTGTGGCCAGCCATCGCGCAGCACGTGCACAGCAGCAGCCATCTTTGTGACGTTGAAGTCCATTCCGATCAGCAGCGGCTCGCCAGGAATCGCCACCGTCGGCGCGTGGTTCTTCACGCGATCGAAATCCGGATACACCGCGCCGCTGGTCAGGTTGACGAACTGGCCACGCAGGTACGCCTTGATCAGCTGCGGCGGATAGCTGGCCCGCAGCGACGGGATGTAGTCATCCGGCAGGTTCTTGCCGTTCTGGTACGTGCTCGCCTGCACCAGGCCGTAGAGCGTGGCCAGCTCTGGCTTGTCCCGCACAGCCTTGACGAACTGCTCGTAGACGAACTTGAAACCCTCGGGCGTCGTCGTGACATCGATGCCGTTCAGCAGCCCGGGCGAGACCTGGCGCATACGCGCGATGATCTTGCGCCATGCGATCTGCGCCTTGTCCCGGCGCATCACGTCCAACTCGTCGATCAGGCCCTTGCCGATCTTGAAGCCCACGATCTCGCCGGGCTTGTCCATCGATCGGCAGATGATCGTGCCGCGGTACTGGCGCCCAGCGTAGAGGTGCACCTCTTTGTTCGAGGCATTCACCTTGGCGTGCAAGCCCCAATCGGCGGCGACTTCCTCGATCGTCGGGAAGAAGATGTCCCGGATCTGGCCGTAGGTCGGGGCGAAGTAGCCAGCATTGATGCGCGGGAACTCCCATGCGTGCCGGCAGAGCCCGGCGCAGCCAACCCACGTCTTGCCAGAGCCGAACCCGGCCACGAACGCCTTGAACTTGTGCGGCAGCTCCAGGAACTGGGACTGCGGTACGTTCAGCGACGGCATCAGGTGTCTTCCGGCTCGGGGAGGCTCGCGTCCGTCACAGTGACAGGCACAGCCTTCGGCGCCGATTCGGCGGGCGGGATCGGATCAGGCCGGGCGCGCCAGTTCTCCGGATCGCGGTTCTTCAGCCAAATGAACGCGGCAGCCACGTCAGGCGGGCAGTGCTCGACCGTTTTGGCCCGCACCACCTTGCCCTGGTGCTGGAATACCTTCTCGGTGTTGAAGCTGTAGCCGACAGCGCGCTGGTACAGGGCGCGCTTGACCCGCTCGTCGGCTTCCGCCTTCGAAACTTTTAGGGCCTGACAAAACTCACGGTGCTCGATCTTCCAGCGGTACAGCGTCCGGTCGGTCACGCCGAAGAACTCGGCGATTTCCATGTCGGTTGCCCCCAGCTTGCAGAGCATCCTTGCCTGTTTGGCGAACTCTGGCTGGTACTTGGATGGCCGTGCCATACGCGCGGTCCTTGACTAGATATGGCTCCAGACGCGACGGGATGCCACGTGGCTCGGATAGTCCTTGTTGACACCGTAGCGCGCGGCTATGTCGGCGCTTCGTTCTCCCCGTGCCACCCGGTTGCGGATATCCACAACGTCGTCTGCGGTCAATTTCCGGTGTCGCGCCAGCATCCCTTTCCCGAGGGTCCCATGCCGCACCGCGTCCTGCGCGTTGTCGGCTGGGGTCCCCCATGCAAGATTCGCAGGACGGTTGTCGAGCGCCTGGCCGTTAAGGTGACGCCCGATTTCACCGTCTGGGCATGCCCCAGCGAATGCCAACAGCACAAGCCGGTGCACTGGGCGCTTCAGCCGCTTGCCCGATACCCGCACGATCACGTGCGCATAGCCTTTGATCACATGCTCGTACATCGGTTTGGCGTAGCCGTTGTACTGGCAATAGACGCGTCCGTCTTCTCCAGCGGCGTAGCCTGGGAATCCTGCTATGTCTTTCATGGGAGCACTGATGTTCAGGGATGCAACCCGCCCACCGCCAAAAAGGAGCCTGCACCGCAGAGCAGGAAGGAGACTGGCTTGTCACCGCATCGGGTTGCTGCCGGTGTTACGACCCCACCGCCGGCCGGGGGCGACTCGCGCGACAAGCGAGACCAGGAAGAAGAAAGCCCGCACTGGGCGGGCAAATTCCACAGGGAGTGTGGAGGAGACACATTGAGGATGGCGCGGGCTCATCTCGCGCGTGCCGGTGATCAGACCGGCGAAGCTGGCTCCCTTCACCCTCAGCGAAGCGGACAAGCCGTTGGCGCGCACGGCGCCCGATTGCCCGGCCGCGCCGGCACTCTTCCGCTTCGCTGAGGAGGCTCCCGTAGGAGCCAGGAACTGCTGAAACGCTTACACCGAAGCGCACATGCGCCAGCGCGGCATCACCGTCGGGCGGCCCCGCTTGGCGGTGCGAAGGTGGAACGTCTCGCGGGCATTCAGGCCAGCCAGCGGCAGGCGCTCGGCCAGAGCCAGATGCGTGCGGCGGGTTGCGGTTCGCACCCAACCGACCACATTGCGGACGACGTACCGTGCGAAGTCCTGCACCGCGGTGGCGATCGAGATGACGAAGACGCGGAGCGCGGTGCTCACGCGCGACCAGGTGGAGACGGAGCTGTAGACAATTGCCATGGTTACCTTAGGGGGAAGACGGGGACGAAGGCCACGGCCCGTACCGAAACACCCCAGAGCAAGAACCAGTAGGTCGGCAGGAACATGGCGGGCTCCAATGGAAAAAGCCCGCAACGGCGGGGACCGGTGCGGGCTTTAGGGACTCTTGCTGCGAGTCTGGGTGAAACATACAACGCTTGTCGCAAAAAGGCAAGGATATTTTAGGCGCCAGCCCTTATGTAGCAACGCCTGCCGCCTCTTCGCATGCTGTACGGTCGGGGACGAGACCGTGCGCCACGAATGACGGCTCAAGACGCTGCAGGGCCATGAGTTCCAGCGCGCGGAAATTGGCCTCCATCCACTTCGCGGCGCGGAATACCTTGTCCTTGGTCACCTTGCGCTTCTCGGCGATCGCGCGCAGCGTATAGTCCTCGCGCTGCTCCTTCGGCAGGTAGTGCCTGATCACCAGGTCGAGCAGCAGCGCCAGCGCCGTCATCCCGCACGCGCGCCGGGCATACAGCGCCAACCGCTTGCACCCGGCCAGCTTTTCCTCGCCGTGGCCGTAGCGGGCCAGCACCGCTGCGTATTCAGGTGTCGGCAGCCGCGTCTTAGCCGCATCCGTGATCATCGCGTACTGGGCGCGATATTCATCCATGGTCAGCCGGTCCGGATCAAAGTCACCCTGCGGGCCGCGCAGCTCGGACAGCCACTTCTCCTGCGCGGCCGTTGGTTCGTCGATTGCCTCGAGCAGCTGGATCAGCATGTTGCGGAACGGCGCCTTCTGCCGCGGCGGCAGAGACAGCACCAAGTAGGAAACATGCAGCGCGTGCGAGACGTCAGCGAACATTGGCTTGTCGGTCATTCATCTTCCCCGTAAAACTGGCATCGCTTGCCGTGATTCCTTCGTTTCCCGCTCGGCATGAGCTTCGTGCACACCGTGTGCGTGGTGCCCATCAGTCGGGCGGTCTTCTCGTAGACGCACCCCTTGCAGCTGCGCGACTCGTTCTGTTCGTAGACCTCGGCGGGATCGCGGAACATGTAGGCGGGCAGCGTCATCGCTCGGCCTCGAACATGCCCCAGTAGGCGCCGAACCACTCTTTCTGCTGTAGCGCGGTGTCCCCACTCTCTTCGCCGAGGCCACAAAGCCAGTCCAGCGAGCAATCTAAGGTCAGCGCCAGCGCGGCAGCAGCCTCGATGTTGGGCGACGTATCCGCATCCTCGTACCGGTAGATCGACTTGAAATCGACCCCCGATCGCTTCGCGAGTTGGCGAACAGCCAGCCTCTTTTTCAGGCGCGCCTGCTTCAGCCGCGCGCCGAAATGGGTTCTGCGCGGTTGGGTCATGCGGCTCTCCCCAGCCATTCCGGCACCGGCTCACTCCATTCCACGCCGTGCTCAGCGCCAAAGGCATAGATCAGCTCGATCAGCTGGGCGAACTCTCGCTTGCCCATCTTGCTAGTGGACTGCCCGCAGACGACGAATCCACCGTCCAGGCCTGGCACGGCTTTCTGCCGGCGCAGCGCTGCGGTGAAGACGTCCTTCCACTCGTCGGTGGTCAGCTTCTGGCCGTGCCACTCCACCTGCTTCGACACGTCCGACAGCATCGGCCAGAGCTTGGCGTTCTGGTCGAGCGTGCGGGTCGGTTCGCAGATCGTGACGACATAGCCGTCTGGCGCGCCGCGAATTGCCAGTTCGGCGCCCGCGCGTGCCTGGCGGTGAGCAAGGATGAAGATGCGCTTGTCGCTCATGACGGCCTCGCAAGTCGCACACCACGATTCCAGCGGCAGTTCTCCGGCCGGTGGCCCAGGCCGCCGCAATAGCAGCAGTAGCCGTTCCAGACTTTCATCGCATGCTCCAGAAAAGTGAGCCGACGATCGCCACGATGGTGATCGTGCTCCAGATGGTCACGAGGTCATCCATCAGACTTCCTCCTGCAGCCAGGCCCATGAGCGGCCTTGCTTGATCGATTTGATGGTCGTTACAGCGACGCCGTACTGGGCTGCGATGAGAGCGGGATGCGTTCCGCTCGCTAGAGCGCGCTTCGCCTCAAGTGCTTGGGGCTGCGTAAGGCGAACACGGCCGAACCGCTCGCCCCGATTGGAAGTCCCGTGCGCAACACGATCCATTTGGTTCTCACTGGCCGTCGCCCAGCGCAGGTTGCTCCAGTGGTTGTTGTCTGGATTTCCATCGTTATGCGCGCACTGATGCTTGCTGCTCGGTGCTGGACCAACGAATGCCTCCAGTACCAGGCGTGAGATATGGCATGCGCGCGTCTTGCCACAATGCCGCATGGCGATCATTAGTCGACCATTTGCGGCGCGGTACGGCTTCCGAAGCCCGATGTTCCCGAAGCGGCAAAGCGTGCGGCGGATATCGCCGCGCTCACTGACCTCGTACTCGGGCCACTGCGGGCAGGTTCTCCACTCCATGTCACTGCTCCTGCAAGATTGCGTAGTCGAGCAGCGCCCGCGCATCGCAATGGTTATCGTCCACCACCTTGATGCCGCGGCGCTTTGCCTCGGCCATCATGGCGTCCTTGTTGGCATTCCCTCGGCCTGTCCAAGACTTCTTGATGACCGATACCGGCACGCCGATCAGACGGATGCGGTTGCGATCGGCCCACGCCTGCAGGTGCGCCTCGAAACCGCCGTACACATGCGCAGCGAGGACGTTGGGGTTCTCCCGCGTGCCGTGCGCCATCACGAGCTCGTAGTACACGGCGTGGATCTCGCCGGCCTGGCGTGCGCGCTCGCCGAGCCAGGCGGCGAACTTCAGCCAGCGCTGGCCAGGGCCGTCATTGCGGCGCGGTGCGAATGACTCGCTGCCGCTATGCAGGGCGCCGTCGCGCATGCCCAGCGCCCAGCCGGTGGTGGTACCGATGTCGATGGCCAGGATGTTCAGGTTGCAAGCCGGCGTACCTACTTCTGCGGACGCGTGCTGAACAGCTAGGCGCTTCTGCACGCTCTTGCAGGCGATGTTGTCGGAGGCCGTAATGGTGGCAAAAAGGTCAGTCATGGGTGCCTCACTCAAAGCCGCGCGATGGCGGCGCTTGGCGTTTCGGTACGCTCGGGTGCCATCCGCTAGCCAGCGTCTCGAACTTGGTCTGCGCGCCGATGTAGTTGAGCGCCACGCGGCCGGATTGGCCCTGGCGGTTCAGCGCGACGTCCACCTCGCAAATGCCCTTGTCGTCGGTGTCCGGGTGGTACACCTCGTCGCGGTACAGGAAGATCACAACGTCAGCGTCCTGTTCGATCGCACCAGAATCACGAAGGTCGGAAGGCATCGGCCGCTTGTTCGGGCGCTGCTCGAGTTGGCGGTTCAGCTGCGACAGCAGGATGATCGTGATGCCGAGCTCCAAGGCAAGCGCCTTAAGTCCGCGCGTGATCTTCTCGATCTGGGCGTTGCGGTTGTCGCCCTCGCCCTCCATCAGCTGCAGGTAATCGATCACCAGCACACTCAGCCCGGCCTTGCGCTTCACCAGCTTTGCCTTCATGCGCACGTCCAGCAGGCGGAGGCCGCCTTCGTCATCGAGCCAGAGGTTCAGCTTCTCCAGGACACCAACGGCCTGCGACATCCGCTCCCACTCGTCGGGCAGCATGTTGCGCGGGTTGAGGATGTGCGGGAGCGGGATGCGCCCTACCGCGGCGATGTTCCGGTCATGCAGCTGCGACTTCGGCATTTCCTGCGACAACACGGCGACAGGGTGCGTGCGTGCGACATACGCTGCGACGTTCAGGGCGAAAGCTGTCTTGCCCATCTTCGGCCGGGCCGCCACGACGACCAGCTCACCAGGACGAAGACCGCCATTCAGCAGTCCGTCGACATCGCGGAAGCCCGTGGAGATTGCCAGCACCCCTTCGGTCTCGCGTGCGGCCAGCGTCTTGGCGTGCTCGATCAGCCCTTGTGCCACGTGCGTCGGTTCCTTACGAACGCGCGCATGGGCGATCTCTTCGAGCCTGCTGGTGGCGTGGTCGACCAGCACCGGCGCGTCCTCTGCGGAGGTGCGGGCTTCATCGGAGATCTCCTGCCCCAGCGAAACCAGCGCGCGACGGATGGCCCGCTCACGCACGATGGCGGCGTGCCGCGCCACGCTGACAGCACCAGGCGTGTTCTGCACCAGCGCGGACAGGTAGCCCAAATCGCCAGCACCATGACCAGCAGCCTGCAGCCGTTCGAACACCGTGATCGCGTCGGCCGGCTTGCCAGCGGAGAGTTGGCGCTCGATCTCCGCGAAGATGGCCCGGTGGTCGCCCAGCGTGAAGTGCTCGGCGCGCAGGTCCCCGATGCGGTCGAAGCAGTCGTTGTCGCCCATCAGGGCGCCCAGCACAGCATGCTCGGACGCGACTGCCGTCAGGCGCTCCTCGGGGCGAATGTTCGGCAACGGGGCGTTCATGCTGCCTCCCCGTGCGCGCGTCGGGCCTGCTCGCCGACAGTGGTCAGGGAGACGTTGCCGTCAGGCGCGATGAACCAGAGCTTGAACCAGTTCCCACGCACCGACTTGCGGTGCACCGCTGCCCAGTCCTTATACCGCTTGGCTTCAGGTTCGCTGTAGCGAGCCTTGAACTCGAGCCAGTGCAGGCGCAGGAACTCCAGCGGAATCCCAACCTGCTCGGCGTAGGTGAAAACCGTATCGCCTTCAGGGATCGGCTTGACGCCAGACTGGCGGCAGGCCTGCAGGTACGCCGGCAGACCGACGGCAGATTTTTTCGATTTCCCCTTGGTCCGATCGTCTTCCCCCTCGGGGGGTATGGGGGGATTCTTTATATCTCTTCTCTTCTCTTCTCTGGTAGACGCATTGGTAGACGGTCGTGTAGACGCATGGGTAGATTGCTTTTCGTCTACAAGACCACTCGCCTTGCGCCCCCTCCACCGTGCTTGCCTTTGATTCTTAAGGCTTCGTTCCTTCGCGGAGTCGCCATTGTGTTCGCCGAACTCAGGAATGCTGATCCCGCTGTCATCGACAGACAACCAACCAACCGACATCAATGCATCAGCGAGTCCATCCACACGCGTTGCACGGTCTACAAGTTGAGTCGTTGCACCGTCTACACGACCGTCTACAGCATGGCGATCAATCCACGACCAGAATGCGAACAGCGCCCCGACGGCATACAGCTCATCTTTGCCAAGTGCTTCGGCGATCTTGAACACCTTGGGATGCGTAAAGAGGTCGGTCCGCATCTTGATCCAGTCCCCAGCCATTACCGCGAGCCCCCCGCCGACTTCAAGTATTCAGCGATTGCCTGCCTCACTTCCGTGCACAGCTGGACCCTCACCTCACGGGTATTGGCCACCGTCATCCTGTGCAGAAGTTCGTTGATCCAGGCGCGCTGCGAGATCTCTTGCTGGTGGTTCATGCTGCTGACCTGTGTGCAATAACCTCTTCCATCACGGTCAACTTGGACTGGTGCATCAGCCATTGCTGTACTCCCCAGTTACCGGTCACCGCGGCCCACGCGTTCAGCTTCTCTGCTGGCAGGCTGCGACGGCTCGGCTTGTCATCCGATGCCAGGTAGTCGGACACGTGCGACGCATAGCACTCGGTCAGTTCGGCCAGCGTGCGCTGCGTCATGCCCTTGATCCGGCGGTGCATCCACGAGAGGCGCACGGCTTCCCGGTACGTTTTGCAGGCATCGATCACCTCGGCCGGCAGGAATGCCGGAGCCTGGATCACGCCGCCAAACAGCTTCAGTTCGTCCATGAACGCTCCCTGTTAGCCAAAAACAATCGGCTCTGTGGCCGCTACCTGCTTGAATTACCGGTTGGTTGGGCCGTAAAAAAGAAGGCATCAACCCGATGCCTATGGCCCTGCGTGATGCGATACCTACTTGCGAACCTTCTTCTTTGCCCTGTGACTGGACGTGCCGACCGGCGGCTGAACGTCGTCGCTGGCGTCCTGGCTATTGGTGAGTTCTTTCAGGAAAAGAGACGGATGGGCCAGCTTTACGGAGGGTGGGACACCTCGTACCCTCCAGTTGTGGACTCGCTGGATGCCGCCCTTCTTGAGGTCGTAACCCAGCAGCTTTGCAACTTGGGCAGGCCCCCCAAGGCTCTCGATGAGTTGCCAGTCAGCGTGGACGGCGGTCGGTTTCGCGTTCATGGCTTGATTAAACATGATGTTTAGCTTGAAGTCAAACACCACGTTTATCAACAGAACGTTTACTCGTGAGAACATCCGCGCCATGCACGAAACCATGGTTCGCCTCTATGAGGCTGCGAAGAAACTTAAGGGGCTTGAAACACCCACCGATGTGGCGCGCGCACTCAATCAGTCACAGCAGACTGTCAATAACTGGGAGCGGAGAGGCATTTCCCAGGGCGGCATGCTTAAGGCCCAGGCTGAGATCGGATGCAGCGCTACTTGGCTGCAGACCGGCGCCCTCCCTATGGAGGCTGTCAAGCAAAAATCCAGCTCAGGTCAGATTGAAGAAAAACTTAACGAGACCTCTGGAGCATCTGCTTACAATGTGTCGCGGCTGCCTGACCCCAATATCCCGGTAGGCAGCTCCCCCGCGCGTCCTGTGTATGTTGTGGGGCGGGCCAATGGCGGCCTTCCTGAGAGGATTTGGACTGACGGCGGGTACTTGGTGGGCGCAACAGAAGAATTTGCGGTGCTGGCGACGGATGACCCGTACGCCTTCCTAACGCCGGTCATCGGCACCTCGATGGCTCCGGTATATAATCCGGGCGACTTCGCCTTTGTCGAGCCAGAAACGGAAGTTGATCTTGGTGACGATGTTCTGGTCAGACTGAGCAGTGGCGAGACAATGCTCAAGCGGCTGCTAGTTCGACGCGCCGACGGGGTTCAGCTTGGGTCATACGGCGAGCCCGGCACACTGTTCTACAAGCCGGATGAAATTACTTGGATGTACTACGTCGCGCATCCGGTACGACGGAAGAAGATCAAGACGCGGTTCTAACTCCCTGCGCTCCGCGCAGGGTATGGGGGGCAAGAATGAAAAAACTATTGTGCATTGCTGCCGTCTTTGTCCTCGCAGCATGCGGAAAGGCCGAAGAACCAAAGGCTGCTCAATCCTCGCCACAGTTGACTAGCCAAGATGCGGTCCCGGCTGCGCCGCCCAAGCCGACTCATCTCTACTCCTTGGAAGAAGAGGGCGAATACGGCTATGAACCAGGCCTCAGTGAGGATGAACGGAAGGCTGGAAAGGCTGCTTCAGCTTTGATCATGGTGCGCTATCTAGGCGTGAAAGACGGGACTCACACCGTCTTGATGGCGGTCGGAAATGGGGCAACCGACACGTTCTCATGCAAATCGCCTTGCGAGTTCATCAAGTCAAGGATCGCTGTCAACGGGCAAGTAATTAAGTCCGAAACGGTGCGCAACCCGGGGAACGCCGTTATATCTGCGGTCATGATCGATGCCATGAACGGGCAACTAAAGCCGTATCGATCTAGCCCTCGCCTGTAACTCACCAGTACCCCACAAGCCCACCCTTCGCGGTGGGCTTTTTGTCGCTCATAAACTACACACGCCGTTTCGCCGGCATCGCACAAACTAAACATAGTGTTTGACACGCATCTAAACATCATGTTTAATGAACTCCATCAACCAACCGATGGAGTGCAAGATGATCACGAAGAGCAAGCAAGCTTGGGAAGTTGGCCAGCAGGTGAAGGTGGGATTCCTGAACGGCCTGACGGTCGTCGCCAAGATCGCCACCCCCGGCGATTTCGCCCCGGACGCCTATGTCCTGGCCAACAAGGCCGGCACGCAGACGTACAAGTTCGTCCCCCATCGCGGCATTGAAAAGATCAGCCTGCTCGAAGCCCGCGAACTGATCGCTGACGCCAAGGCCCGCGCCGACCGCATCGCTGCACAGGCCATCGCAAAGGCGTCCGAGGCGGCGCGCGCGATCGCGGCGCTCAACGAAGTCATCTTCGCCTAACGGCGCCCCGACCTACTCGAGGGAGCCGCAGATGGCCGCCAACCTTCATCCCGTATTCCAGGTCGCGCTGCGCGGCATCGCCCCGCCGCAGCTGCCGGCCGGCGTGCGCAGTCGTGTCATCCGCACGGGCTCGACGCACGAGATCGAGTACCGCGGCCGCAACCGCGACGCCGTACAGCAGGCTGCGCAGAGCCGCGCTAACGGTATCGATGCCTACCGCTCGCCCGCTGTCTCCACGTCGCGCCTTGATGGCGACGAGTGGGTGACGACGCTGCGCTACTACACGCTGTGAGGCGCACCGTGACCCGCGATTTCTTCCTGACCGCCCTGCTCATCTGTGTCGCGCCGCCGCTGGTTGTGCTGGCCGCCACGCTGATCTCGATGGTGGCGCAATGAATCGCGCCGCCATCAACCGCAACAACCGTTGGCTGACCGTCGCCTTCTGGCTCGCCGTCGGCTATGCCCTGGTCGTCATCGCTCACGAGGTGCTGGCATGAACTACGACCCCAACTCGAATCAATTGCTCGCCATTGCACAGCGCAAGCGCGCGATCGAATACGCGTGCGCAGTCGGCTTCTGCATTGCTGCGCCGGTCATCTGGTACGTCGCCGTCGCCATCCGTGCCGGCGCGCTGTTCTGACCTTTCCCACCTGGAGACCACCATGGAAACCACCGCACCCGCGATCGCCCTGCAAGTAGTCGAGTCCTCGCAGATCCACAGCATCGGCCACGACGCCGCGACGAACACGCTGGCCATCCGCTTCAAGAACTACAAGGGCGAGGCCACCAGTCTCTACCACTACAGCAACTTCACCGCTGAAGAGTTCGCCGCGTTCAAGGCCGCCGAGTCGATCGGCTCGCACTTCGGCAAGCACATCAAGCCGTACGACAAGAAGTACCCGTACGTGAAGGTCGAAGCCGCGCAGGCCGCCTGAATCCCGCCAACCACCAGGAGAGACACGCCATGTCTACCGCAGTCGTCGAAGACGTCATTGACGTCGAGACCGCACCCACCACGCCGCGCACCGCGGCACTGCCAGCAACCCGCCAGTCTGGCGCGCTGGCCACCACCGGCCCCGTCACGCCCGATACTCTGCTGCTGATCGCTGTGGAGAAAGGCGCCGACCTGGACTACATCAGCAAGCTGCTCGACCTGCGCGAGCGCGGCCTGGCAATGGATGCCCGCAAGGCCTACGTCAAGGCGATGGCAGCGTTCAAGACCGAGCCGATCACGATCCGCCGCAGCAAGGAAGTTGGCTACAAGACACGCGAAGGCGACTTCGTGGGCTACACGCACGCCGAGCTGTCGGACGTCACCGACGCAGTGGGCCCGGCCATGGCCAAGCACGGCCTGAGCTTCGCCTGGAACATCCTGCAGGACAACGGCTTGATCACTGTGGAATGCGTGATCACGCATGAGCTTGGCCACTCCGAGAAGGTCGTTATGTCAGGGCCGCCCGACAACTCGGGCAAGAAGAACGTCATCCAGCAGACGGCGTCGACGATCACCTACCTGCAGCGCTACACCCTGCTGGCCGTCACCGGCATGTCGACCAAGGGCATGGACGACGACGGCGCAGGCGGCAGCGACGCCGCCGGTGGCCAGCCCAGCGCCGGCAGCCAGCCGAACACCGCCGCACAGCGCAGCGAGTCCTCGGCCTTGTACAGCCAGGAGCGTTTCGACGAGAACAAGGCCAAGTGGCGCGAGCTGATTCTCAGCAAGAAGAAGACCCCCACACAGATCATCGCCACCGTCGAGTCCAAAGGCGTGCGTATGACTGAAGGCCAGAAGAACACCATCGACTCCTGGAGCCACGAGAATGACTGACCACATCGTCCACAACCTGTTGCAGGGCTCGCCCGAGTGGGAAGCCTTCCGCTTCAAGTATCACGGCGCCAGCGAAGCGGCGGCCATGCTTGGCCTGTCGCCCTACATGAAGCGCAACGAGCTGCTGCACATCAAGAAGACGGCCATGCCGAAGGAGTTCAGCGACTTCGTGCAGGAGCGCATTCTGGACCGTGGCCACGAACTGGAAGCGCTGGCCCGTCCACTGGTCGAGGAAGACCTGGGCGAAGAGCTGTATCCGGTCACCTGCTCGCTGGGCAACGAATCGGCATCGTGCGACGGCCTGACGATGGCCGAGGACATCGCATTCGAGCACAAGCAGTGGAATGAGGAACTGGCCGAACTGGTGCGCCAGGGCATCGTGCCTGACAGCCACATGCCGCAGTGCCAGCAGATCCTGATGGTGACCGGCGCCGAGCGCGTGCGCTTCGTCGTTTCCGATGGCACGCGCGATCGGTTCGTATGGGCCGATGTCGCTCCGGACTCCGCGTGGTTCGATCGCATTCGGGCCGGCTGGGCCCAGTTCGACAAGGACGTTGCCGAGTATGAGCCGAAGGAAGCCGAGATCAAGCCTGTCGGCCGCACGCCGGAAACGCTGCCGGCCCTTTTCGTTGAGGTGCGCGGCCAGGTGACAGCCAGCAACCTGATCGAGTTCCGCGACCACGCCATCGCCGTGTTCCGCGGCATCAACCGCGAGCTGTCGACCGACCAGGATTTCGCCGACGCCGAGAAGACGGTGAAATGGTGCGGCGAGGTGGAAAGCAAGCTGGCAGCCGCTAAGCAGCACGCCCTGTCGCAGACCTCCAGCATCGACGAACTCTTCCGCACGATCGACGATATCAGCGCCGAGGCCCGCCGCGTGCGGCTCGACCTGGACAAGCTGGTAACGCAGCGCAAGACCGAGGTGAAGGAAGCCATCATCCGCGGCGGCCGACAGGCCTACAGCAACCACGTGGCCGAGCTCAAGAACGAGACCGGGGGCGCCTGGGTGGATCTCGGCATGCCCGACTTCGTTGGCGCGGCCAAGGGCAAGCGCTCGGTCGCGAGCATTCAGGATGCCGTCGACACGATGCTGGCCAACGCCAAGATCGAGGCCGATGCGTCTGCGAAGCGCATCCGCGCGAACGTGCTGTTCCTCGACCGGGCGATCGAAGGCTATGAGTTCCTGTTCGCCGACCGCGTTGGCCTGTCCACGAAGCAGATGGATGACCTGCGCCTGGTGGTGTCGAGCCGCATCGACAAGCACAAGGCCGAAGATCTGCGCAAAGAGGAAGAGCAGCGTGAGCGCATCCGCCGCGAAGAGGCAGCCCGCCTGGAGCGCGAAGCAGCGGAGAAAGCCGCTGCCGAGAAGGCTGAGCAGCAGGCCGCAGAGCGCGCAGCACAGGCAGCCGCCACGCCGGCACCCGCGCCCGCACCTGCCCCAGCACCCGCCCAGGCTGCGCGTGTCGTTCCCGTAGAACGCCAGGCACCCGCTCGCCGCCCCGCCGTCCCCAGCCGTCCGACCGACGCCGAGATCGTCGCCGCGCTGGTCAGTCATTTCGAAGCCACCGAAGAGCAGGTTGTCGGCTGGCTCTGCGAAATGGATTTCTCCGTCGCCTGACCCTTCCTAACTTCCGGAGCCAACAATGCTCGAACTCGATACCGACGACACGCTCCGGGATATACCCGGATACGAAGGACGTTACGCCGTCACGGCTGACGGCCGCGTGTGGTCGCATACGAAATCGATGCGCGGCAGCCATGGCTCCACCAGGTCACGTGCTGGAGCATGGATGCGAATCCACCTCTCAAGCACTGGCTACCCCACGGTCCGCCTGTATGTGACGGCTGGTCAATCGAAGCTCTTCGGTGTCCACCGTCTCGTAGCAATGGCATGGGTTGCAAACGACGATCCTGCAAACAAGGTTCACGTGAACCATATCAACGGGATCAAAAACGACCCCAAGGCCAACAACCTCGAATGGTGCAGCGTGGCTGAAAACAACCTCCACGCATACGCAACTGGCCTGCGACGCAAAAGCGAGAAGGAGAAGGCCAACGCGTCGCAGATGGGGAGGGCCTGCAGGAAGTTGACTGCCGCCCAAGTTGAATTGATCAGGCAAGGCCGTAACGCCGGCGTTCCTGTCAATGACCTCGCATCAGCATATGGCGTCTCGCGCCAAGCCATCTCAGCGATTTGCAACGGTCGCACGTATCTCAACCCGTAAGGAGCATCCATGCTTGAACTTGAACAAGAACTCGTGAAAGTCGTTCATATCAACACTCGCAGCGAGAAGCACGGCGATGACCATGTGCTAGGTGTGGATCTGAAGCTGCAGGCGCGTCTCTCGAACGACGTGCTGTCGCTGTTCTCGCCGACGCTCAAGGCCAGCTTCTACCACAAGGACGAAGGCGTACAGGGCGACCTGGTCACCGACGCCGGCTACCTGCCGAATCTGAAGAACCCGGCGCTCGGCACGGTGAAGTGGGATGGCTCGTGGGAGCACCAGCGTCTGGTGATCCACAACGGCGTCACCGAAGCGTACGACATCGTGCTCGACGAGTCGAAGGTCAACAAGCTGGCCTTCGACTTCCAGGAGGGCGGCACGGTGTTCGTCAACTTCCGCGTGCAAGCGCACCCCGACGAGACCACCACGGCGAAGCTGCTTTCGCTGCTCGGCCAGGAGGTGCACATGAGCCTGGACTTCGAAGACCCGCCCGAGATGAAGGAAGCGGCGTAACGATCAACGGGGGAAAGCGGATGCCGCTGGTGGCAGTGCTGGGACGGCAGACAGCCAGCGGATGCAGCGATTACCCCACCCTTTATCTGAGACGAGCAGAGCGATGAAGGCAATTTTCGTAGATCACTTCCAGATTTTGGTTGATGACGACATGTTTGATGAACTGTCAGCGATGTCGTGGCATGTGGTGAAGGTCCGCAACGTCTTTTATGCCAGGAGCGGCCAGACCTTTATGCACCGCCTCGTAATGAAGGCAAAGCGCGGCACCATCGTCGATCACGTCAATCGCAATGGCCTGGACAACTGCAGAAATAACCTGCGCATCGCCTCGTCTCAGATGAATCGATGCAACTGCCGCCAAGACCGAAAGACGACTCCCTACATCGGCGTATCGCTAACTAGCGATCGCAATAGAGCCAAGCCCTATCGCGTGATCGCCAAAAAGGAGGGCCAAAAGATCCACCTTGGATATTTCGAGAGCGGAATCGAAGCAGCGCGCGCCTACGACTCTTATGCGCTGGCCACGTATGGCGCCGGTGCACTGCTCAACTTTCCGATTTCCCCGACTCAGAACTGACCATCAACGGGCGGCTGCGGCGGGACAACGCCGAGTCCCGAAAAACAGCGCGCGACGAGCAGCCTCCATCTGGTTGGTGGATTGGCCGCAGCTGCCCACCCTATTCCGTGTAGTACCTCTCAACCCGAAAGGAAAGCCATGAACGCAGTGACTCAGAACGAAGGAATCGCAGTGGGCTCGACGATCAGCCAAGCTGACGCGAACGCCCTGAAGGCCGGCGACGTAGTGGGCGGCGGCTTCTATGCTGGCCAGATCCGCCAGGCCGATGGCCTGTACATCCTGGTCGTCGCACCGAAGGATGGTGGCGAGCACGACGACACGCCGTGGCACACGAGCACCCAACGCGTTGATGACGCGCGCAGCTTCTTCGATGGGAAAGCCAACACGGCGGCAATGGTCCGCGCCGGCGTCGCTCTTGCTGTCTGGGCTTCTGGCCTGAACGTGAACGGCTTCAACGATTGGTATCTGCCCGCCCGCGATGAACTCGAGATCGTGTATCGCAACCTGAAGCCGACGACCGAAAGCAACTACGTCTGGCGCCAGGGGGAAAATCCCAGCAGCGTTCCGGCCGGTTACCCGTACACCGAGGATAGCCCTGCTCAGACCGGTGCGGTTGCATTCCAGGATGAGAGTGCGGAGGCGCTAGCCGGTGAAAGCTACTACTGGACTTCGACGCAGTCCGAGAGCTTCTCCCGCTACGCGTGGGGCCAGGGCTTCGGCGATGGCAGCCAGGGCGACGACCGCAAGAGCTACGAGTTTCGCGCGCGGGCCGTCCGCAGGATGAAGGTTCAGTAATTCATTCATTCGGCCGCGCAGCGGCCTCAATTCACCCCAAATCATGGAGCAAGCAATGACGCAAGTCGCAGAGTCCGTATCCGTCGAGGTGGCCGGCGCGCTGGTCACCATTCCCAAGGCTGCTGTGGTCGACGCCTGGTTAGCGCGCGTAATCAATGGCGCAGCCGACGCACTGCCCCAGCCGGTCGCCCTCGGCCAGCTGCGCAGCGGTGAACTCTATGCCGGACTGGTACTCGGCAAGGATGGGGAGCCCGGCTACCACCTGATCCTTCTCCCCGGTGAAGTCGAGGATAAGACGTGGGATCAAGCCAAGGAGTGGGCCACATCGGTCGGCGGAGAACTGCCGAGCCGCCGCGAACAGTCGCTCCTGTACGCCAACCTGGGCGAGGAGTTCAAGAGCGCCTGGTACTGGTCCGGCACGCAGTCCGAGAGCGACTCCGACTACGCGTGGGGCCAGAACTTCGGCAGTGGCCTCCAGAGCGGCAGCCACAAGAGCTACGAGTTTCGTGCTCGGGCCGTCCGCAGATTGCCCCTTTGATCATTTAGTCATTTAGTCATGGCTCTGCATACCGACCTCCCTATCTACAAGGCCGCATACGATCTGCTCGATGTGTCGACAGATCTCGCACGCAACATGCCGCGCGATTTCAAGGTGTCGCTCGGCAGCCGCATCCGTGACGAGATTCTCTCGATAGTCGTGCTGATCTGCCGCGGCAACGTGGCGCGGGAGAAGGAACAGCACCTGCTCGACCTGATTGAACATCAGCAGGTGGTCGAGTTGCTGCTGCGCCTGTGCGTCGACAAGCGATTGATCTCGCGCCCGCAATACGCGAAGGCCATCGCACTCACGACGAGCATCGGGAAGCAGGCCAATGGCTGGAGGAAGTCCGCATCGTCGCCTGTTACTCGACGGTCAAGGCCGTCCAGTCCGAGCGATTTTTAATCTGGTCGTGCCGCTGGCCCATAAGGCCACCGCCATGCGCATCACGGATACCGCTGGGAGTCACCAGGTCAGGTCCGGCGCAGTTTCCCTGCTGATCGGCTCATGCCTTCGGTGGGGCGACGTAGATAGCACGAACAGACGCAGTCCGAGAGCAACTCCAACAACGCGTGGAACCAGAACTTCGGCAATGGCAACCAGAACAACAACCACAAGAACAACGAGTTTCGCGCTCGGGCCGTCCGCAGATCAAAGCGGTGCGGACCGTGCTTCCTTCGAGGAAGTGGTGGCAGCATATTTCGACTGCCGCCGCCGGAAACGCAACACACACAGTGCGCTCGTGTTCGAGCAGCAGCTCGAGCGCAACTTGCGCGAACTGTACGACGAGTTGATGGACGGCAGCTATCGTCCTGGCCGCTCCATCTGCTTCGTCGTGACCCGACCCAAGCCGCGCGAAGTCTGGGCTGCAGACTTCCGCGATCGCGTGGTCCACCACCTCCTGTACAACCGCATTGCGCCGCGCTTCTACGCTTCGTTCATCGCGGATAGCTGCGCATGCATTCCCGGGCGCGGCACGCTCTATGCTGCCCAGCGCCTGGAGGCGAAGGTGCGCAGCATCACGCAGAACTGGTCCCGGCCGGCGTGGTACCTGAAATGCGACCTCGCCAACTTCTTCGTCAGCATCGACAAGACTGTCCTGCGCAAGGAGTTGGCCGAGCGCGTCACCGAACCATGGTGGATGGCGCTCACGGATCTCGTGTTGATGCACGACCCGCGCCCGGACGTCATCATGCAAGCACCGTCAGCCCTGATGGCACTCGTGCCGCCGCACAAGAGCCTGCTCAACCAGCCGGCACATCGCGGGCTGCCGATCGGCAACCTCAGTAGCCAGTTTTTTGCCAATGTCTACCTTGATGTGCTCGACCAGCACGTCAAGCATCGCATCGGCGCGCGGCACTATATCCGCTATGTCGATGACTTCGTGATCCTCCACGAATCGCCGCAGTGGCTGAGTACCGCCCATGCCCAAATTGAGGCGTTCCTGCCGCGCCGACTTGGCGCCAGGCTCAATCCGTCGAAGACGATCCTACAGCCGGTACCGCGCGGCATTGATTTCGTCGGCCAGGTGATTCGGCCATGGGCACGCCACACCCGCCCGCGCACGCTCAATGTCGGAACTCGCCGGCTGGCGGAAATGCCGTCGCGCGATGTATTCGCAGCAGTCAACAGCTACTTCGGCCTAGTCAGGCAGGCAACCGCCAGCCATGTCGCCAGAGCACGCATGGCGAAAGTCATCCGCAGCCGCGGCCACGCCGTCGACTTTGGCCTGACCAAGGCATACCGCCGCCCTATCACCCAAAACAAGGAGTCCGAACAATGACATGGCCACTCGGAGTGACAGTGAGTCGTGCGAAGCCGACCGTCAAGGAAGACATGATGGATCTCGCACTCGACTCCACCCGCCTCAAGCGCGAGAACGCGGAGCTCCGCCGGCAGTTAGCCGAGTCGCAGTCTCTTCTCGCCAACGCCCGGGATACCAACGTCGCGCACGCCGCGCGAATCCTGTCGCTGGAGCGCGCGCTGCGCGAGCTCTGCCAGGACGCCCTGAAGCACCCCCACTGGCCTCTGCTGCGCTGGGTCCGATTCGGACCGATGGCAGGTGCGATCGAACAATTCAAGAACGGGGAACTGTGATGACCGACACCACCAATGCGGCGAATAGCTCGCCAATCACCGCAGAATGTGCGGCGAATATGCCTAACGAATGGGCACCGAAACGAATCTGGCTGCAACGCGGCGTTGGCGAAGGCGGCTCGCATACATGGTGCGAAGACAGCCAAGAGCCTGAGCATGAGGAGGCCTCATACATCCGTGAGGACTTCGCCGGCACGCTGAGCACCGACTATCTGTCTGGCCATCAAGACGGCTTGGATTGGGCTGCGCTGGTGGTGGAATACACCGATCCGCGCACTGGCGATTGGATGTACGACGATCCCCACGATCTTGCGAAGGCGATCCGCAAGGGCCCGGACATGTCTGTCTACCAATCCGCCCCGAGCGCCCCGCAACAGGGGGGGGATGGGCTGAGGCGCGATCAAGAGGCGGCGTATAACAGCATCGACCGATTCCTGCGGAACAATCTGTGTGATGAGGATTACGCGCAATACTCGGCTGAATTGTATTCACTCCTCGACGCCCCTCGCCAGCCTGGGGAAATGGGCGCGGGGGACGATACGCAAGTGGTACTGCGATGGATCATGTCTCAAGCGGAGTCGGCAAAGGAACCTTGCGGAGACGACCCGGAGAGCGCGGCTGCTGTTCGAAATGCCAAGCTGGCCGCCATTGCAAACGCTGCCGCTCAGGCTCTTGGTCTGGTGCGTGGCCCATCGTATGCCGATGCTGAAGCGCAGTGCAATCCAAATGACATTTGCGCAGGATGCCGCTGCAAGTATTCGATGGCCGCATCGGCGCAGCAGGATGAGCGCGAGGCGAAGCCGCTTACCCGGTTTGTGACGTACCTGAACGAGCATTGCATCGGCCAGACCATCACCGAAGAATCGTTGACGGACTGGATGCTCGACGTGATGGACAACACGCCACGAGAAGAGCCGAAGCACCCGCAAAAATCGAAAGGTCTATTCGCGTCGTCCGCCCAGCAGGTGCAGGCCGATGCGGGGGCGGTGGCGAAGCCCGTCGCCTTTTGGAATCCAGCCGTCGACCACGACAGCGCGGCATTTAGCTACGGCCAAGGCGGCGGTTATGACGTGCCGCTGTACACGTGCTCGCCCAATTCGGAACGGGACGCTGCGCGCTGGCGTATGCACGTGAAGATTTTGACGCGCAAATACGGGGCGATCAGCGTTCGCGAGGAAATCGACGCAATCGACCATGCCCGCGCAGCCATGTCCCGCGAGCAGTCGCAAGAGAAGGGAGGCGAGCGTGGCTAAGGAATATCCGCTCGAAATCGAGAACATCGGCGAGGACGTGTATGTGCTGATGTCTCGTGGCCACCATGACGTGCACGAGTTCATGAGGATGGTCCGCGAGGAAGGCTACGACTGGCCGCTTGGGATGCCCAAGCACATCTGGATGAAGACTCGTCCCTCGCGCGATCCTGGCTACACATGCTTCTACGACCACGTTCCGAAGGGCACGCGCGGCGCATGGCCTGCCACACACGTCCAAGAGGCATGGGGCGACGAGTCGTACGAATCCCTGCGCGCCCTCGCCACAGGAGAGAGCAATGGCTGATCGTGAACTGCTGGAACTGGCGGCGAAGGCGGCTGGTGGTCAATTCGATAGCGGGCATTTCTCACGCGATGGGCGCGAGTGGGATGAATGGAATCCGCTGACCGACGACGGCGACGCGCTGCGGCTGGCGGTGAAGCTGGGCATTACCGTTCATTCGGATAGCACGTTTGGCTGCACCACTGCCGACATATGGAATATCAGTCTTTGCGAGAGTCACGGCGATGACGCCAACGCCGCTACCCGTCGCGCCATCGTCCGCGCTGCTGCCGAGATTGGGAAGGTGATGCCATGAGCGAGAAGCTGGATTTGGATGCCATCGAGCGAGAGTTCGAGGAATTCCCTGTCGGGCCAGTCGTAAAGATTGTGGTTCGTCGCCTGATCGCCCGCATCCGCGCCCTCGAAAGCGCCAGCCAGCCTGGGGGCGGGGAGGCTGACATGGCCGCATGGATTGAACTGTGGGATGCATCGAGAGAGGCATACAACGCGACATACGCCGAAACCCGATTCCAAAAACGGAGCCATGTGAAAGACGTTGCCGACCGTGCCGAGGGCGCCGGTAAGCGGTTGCGCGCTGCAATGGAGTCCACCAGGGAGGCGGTCATGGAAGCCCGTGAATCAATCAGCGCCGCCCCGTCTGCTGGGAATGGCGAGGCGATGGGCGGGAGGGATGATGAAGATTGATCACTGCTACCAAGGCGATTGCCGCCAGGTCATGCGCGAATGGCCCTCGGCCATAGCCGATGCCTGTATCACTGATCCGCCGTATGGGGACACCAGCCTGGAATGGGATCGCCGTTGCGATGGTTGGGTGACAGAGGTTGCGCGCGTGTTGAAGCCGACTGCCTGTATTTGGGTGTTCGGCAGTATGCGGTTCCTCGCCACGGTCTTCGGCGAAATGGAGGCCGCTGGCTTCCGCTACGCGCAGGACATCGTATGGGAGAAGCAGAACGGCACGGGCTTCCATAACGACCGCTTCCGCCGTGTGCATGAGCACGCCATTCAGTTCTATCGCGGTGCATGGGGTGATCTGTTCCGGGCTCCCCAGTACACACAGGATGCGCGTGCGAAGGTCGTGCGCCGCAAGACTAGGCCGACCCATACCGGGAACATCGAGGCCGGCCATTACGTGTCTGAGGATGGTGGCCCGCGCCTGGTGCGGAGCGTCATCGACGTGGCAAACGAGCACGGCAAAGCCGTCCACCCGACTCAGAAGCCTCTCGGGATACTCGCGCCGCTGATCGCCTACTCGGTCCCGCCTGGAGGCTTGGTGATTGATCCATTCATGGGTAGCGGATCGACGGGCATTGCCGCCGCGACACTGGGCCGACGCTGGATCGGTGCGGAACTGAATCCGGATTACATCGCCCTGCAAGCTGAACGCACGCGCCAACCGGGCCTGATGCTAGAGACCGCCTAACTTTACAGCCGCTTATGCGGCGCGACCGTTTAGACCGAATTATTCAGAACCAATAATTGCAGTGGAACAAGCAGCAGCACATATCATCGAGACAACCCGGAATGCCTGGGAGCAGCAAATGGACAACCGACTCATGAGTGAGAAAGATCTTCAGGACGTGACTGGCCTGAAACGGAAGAGCCTGCAGGCGGAATGGTTCAAGCGCCATTTCGGAGTGACGCCCGTGCAACGCTCCGACGGCAGGATCATCATGACCTGGGCGGCATTCGAAGGCCTGCAGGCGAAGCGCGCCGGCGTGCTGCCCAATGCTGGCGGTGCCACGCCCGGCCGCACTCCCCTCATCCCCATCCGGAAAGCCGCATGAACGCCCGCCGTCGCACGAAGCCCGACGGGCTGCCCAGCCGGGTCTACATCCGGTATGGCAGCTATCACTGGGTGCGCAACACCGACGAGAAGTGGATCAAGCTGTGCCGCGTCGACGATGGCGAGACACGCATGTTCGAGCGGCTGGCAGAGGAAAAGCGGAAAACCGAGGTCGATGGCGACGAGGGCAGCATGTCTCGCCTGGTCAAGATCTACATGGACCAACACGCCAAGCAGTATGCCGAATCGTTCCGCGGGGAATGGCTCCGCCGCGGTGAAGACGTCCGTAAAGCGTTCAAGAAACATGGGATCGAAGAGGTCGACCCTGGCGCCGTGCAAGACTTTCTGCTCGGAAACTGGCCGGACAAGCTGCCCACGCAGACGGCAATGAAGGGATGGCTGTCGAAATTCTTCAGCTGGGCGGTTTTGCGCCGGCACATCACGCTCAACCCGTGCCGCGAGGTCGAGCTGAAGAAACCGAAGACGCGGAAGGTCTACATCCCGCATGACCACTTCCTGGCGATCCGGGCGGCACTGGCCAGCTACACCTACAAGAAGAAGGTCGGCGGCGAGGTGACTGAGATCACGGCAAAGGTGCCAACCGGGTTAGAGATGCAGGTTTTCGTAGACCTCTGTTACCTCACCTGTCAGCGATCGACTGACATCCGCGAACTGCGCTGGTCACAGATCGACCGTCAGGCGGCCGTGATTCACTTTGTTCCGAGCAAGACTGCGGACAGCAGCGGCGAGGCGGTTGACTGGCCGCTTACGCCAGAGATCAAGGAAGTGCTGCGCCGCGCAAAGGAGCTGCGCCAGGGAATCAAGGTGCAGGCGCTGGCCGACGATTACGTCCTGGTTGACCGCAATGGCAAACCGAAGACAGCGGCCGCATGTCGTGACGCCTGGCGGGACGCACTCGTGCGCGCGAAGCTGGTGGGGAAGGATTACACGGTGAAGGACATCCGGGCCAAGGCGCTGACGGATGCGAAGAAGGCGGGGTATGACATCGAGGCGCTGCAGGTGGCCGGTGCCCACACCGATCGCGCGACTACCGAGGGCTATATCAAGCAGCGCGAGGTGCCTGTTTCGACCGTCCGCTTAGCACTCCCGGCGGCCTGA